TAATCACAGCAAGCGTGACCAGCGCTGACCAGAATCAGCGATAATGCTTCTAAGTCAGCACCTACTCTATTCTGTCACCTTTCGTTTTGTGTTGCACCTTCTAACATGCTATGATATACTCTCAGTGTCGCACGTAGCGGCGCGTCGTTAGCTGAAAGGAACGAAAATGTCTCACCGGCAGCGCTTTTCTCTCTCGCCCGCAGCGCGCGAGAAGTACGAACGACAGCTAAATTTCGTCATCGAGCACAAGCCCGAAATTCCGAAACTTGTCAACCAAGTAGTCAAGGAAATTTCGGTTTCTCCAGCGAGTGTCTACGCAACACTTTCTGGAAATATGTTCAACACGAAGATCATCGCAACACTCTACAGCATCACCGCAAAACATCTCGGCATCGATGATCTCGTGGGCGATCTCCCTGGTACTCTCGGCTCAGCAGTCGCAAACGAGAACGATCGCATCATTCTCGAAAAGCTCACCGCTGCTCGTCAACTGCGCACCGATCTCTCCGATCTCATCGAAGTGTTTCGCTTGATTGCCTATCAGTGGGAAACGGCGATCATTGCCTCCGAGCTAGCCGACTCCGAGCTAGCCGCGAACTATCGTCTCCGTCAACGTCTCTACTCTCCCGATACCGTCACCGAACTTCACTCGTATCTCACGAACGAAGCAGCAACGCCGCCACAACTGCTCGATCTCCTGCCGCCCTCTCTCCCCGATCGCACCACGCTCGCTGCGACTGCTCGGACAGCCATTTCCGGCACTCCTACTCCCACGCTCGATCTCAACACCGTCACCGAGATCGGCGCGGGCGAGTACGAGCTAAACGGCGTCTGGTATCGCGCAGACGGAACACCGCTTGTCTCACCGGGCCGCGACAAGTATCCCGATAGCTAGTCTCGCTTACGCTCGCTCGCTAGTGTTCGCATTTACGAAAAGGAGCGTAGCTCGTGCCCTACACACCCCAATCCGGTATACACGGTGTGCGCATCGATCGCAAACTCTCGCGCTATGTCGTACTGCTCGTGCAAGACGGCGAACGCTACTTCGGCGGCTACTTCCCTTTGAGCGAGCAGGGTTGGCACGCCGCGCGCTCAGCAGCGCTCGCACTCGCACATCAGCATCCACGCAAGCCTCGACCGCGATCGAAATCCGGCTATCCCAAGAATGCTGCTGTTACGTTGCGTCATCTCCCCAAACCGTCTACCCCGATCCGCTCAGCGACCGGCGTGCGCAACGTCTACGAAGATATCGTACACAACCGCTACCACGTTCAGATTCGCCGCAATAACGTTCGCTATAGCGGCGGCTACTTCCCTCGCACACCGGACGGCCTGACGCTCGCAGCAGCACGCGCCGCGCGACTTCGCGAAGAGCTACAGAAAGGCAATACAAAATGAGCGGCGATCTCCCCGATAACATTCTCGAACTGTGGGACACACCATACGACGACGGCGAACGACTTCCCACGCTCCCCGACTCCGAGCAGCTATACATACCCGATCGTCTCGATCTCGGCATCACCGTGCGCAAGAAGCGATTTCACGTCATGATCACCACGTATCCGACACCGTATCGCGGCGGGAACAAAACTTATCGCAACGGCGACTTTCCGCTAACTCGTCAAGGCTATGCCGATGCACAGCGAGCAGCAGCCGATCTGCGTCTCGCACTCTCTATACCTGACACATTTCCATAAACGTGCTTAGCAAACTGCGGATAGCACTTTACACAATCCGATCGTAAACTCGCCCGAGGTATCAGATGACTCGTAACACTCTCGCTCCCCCGCCGCTTCCCACCGCTCAGCCGGGGCACAAAGGGCAGCACTTTAGCCCGCTCTCGCTCGCTAGCTTGCCCTTGCGCTTCGAAGCGCTCACCCTCAGTTGGCGACCCGCCCCGAGCTACCCTCAGCCCTATATCGACAACCGGCGCGCTTTCTGTAAACGTGTTCGCTACAGCTCACATACTCTTGACTCTCTCTCGCCTTTAGTTTACACTTACAGTGCGCTTGATTGCGAGCGCGGTTAGCGAACAGGAGTCAGCGATGAAACCGACCGACGTCCCGATCACGCTGCGCGTCACCGTCTCTTACCAGGCCGAACCTTCTCCACTCATCTTGCGCGCCCTCTCCGAAGTTGCGAACGAGCGCGCAGCAGCCGATCGCGAACGTCTGCGCATTGAGCGCGACAAGCAAGAGAAGCGCATTCGCGAATTTCACAATCTGCTCGCCGCGCTCGGCATCTTCCGCGACTCGCCTACCGCCGAAACGATGCTGATCGATCCGCTCTATCTGCGCGAGCAAGATATCTACTTTCGCTATTGCTTCGACACGGAAGAAGGTGCGGCGAAGCTCCAGATCGGTCTTGACGGCGCGCACACTCGCCACATCCAGTGGTCCACGATCCTCGTAACCACGCTGCTCGATCTCGGCTACGCGATCGAGCAAATCCTCGCAGACGAGGGCACCGATACGCCGTTCGCTCACTAACGCTCGCTCACGAAGAAGTTTCGCAGTTCGCTTCGCTCGCGTATCCCCGTAACCCTTCGACAAACCGCGAGCGAAGCGAATTTACAGAAAGGAACACTCTCGCTATGTCCGATCCTGATCGTCGCTTTCTGATCGTCACCGTGACCGCTCCCGCAGAGTTCGGACGTCAGCGCTGCACCGTATCCTTTCGCAGCATCTTCGCCGTAGACGTGCTCAACGCCTACCCCGACACCGCTTTCATCGAACTACCGAACGGACTGCGCATCGAAGTCCCTCACACTCTCCTGCACCTCACTCACCTCGACGCGGAAAGGAGTCTCGAACGTGAGCATATCGACTGATACCCCGAACTTCGATCGGGATCGCGATCTCGCCTCGCTGCTCTCCGAAGCTTTCGAAACATCGACAGACGCCGCCACCGCTGCGCAGACGTTCGTCCAAACGCACGGCGGGCGCATCTACGTTTGTCGCGGCGATATCGTCTACTTCTGCTCCGAAACACCCACACCCCAAGCGATCGTCGCGTTCAGCAGCGAGCCACTACGCCCCGAGGACTGGCGCATTCACGAATAACGTTTCGGTGCTGCGCACGATTGCGGAAACGCTCTCCGTGCGCAGCACCTAATTTCCGCAAACCTCTCTTTGAAAACCACTTGACACGTCCCGAGAATTAGAGTAATCTTAGAGCGTGCTCGATTGAGAGCGCGACGAACGACACGAAGGAGCAAAATCCGATGAGCGCCACCATCACCTACGAAACCGCTCTCGCGCACGCTTTCTCGCTGATGAACAGCGGCCACACGATGACCGAAATCCTCTCGATGATCGCGATCAAGGGCAAGGCGCTGACCGAGCAGATCGACACGCTCACCGCGCAGCGCGACGAACTGCGCAAAGTGTACGCGCACATCAACGGTATCCGCACCGCCCCGACGACCGACTACGCAGCTTCGCTGATTACGAATCGCAAGCCCGCCGCTGAGCAGAACATCGCGATCGAGATTGCGGAAGCGCAGTTCGCGAAGCTGCAAGATCAGCGCGCCGAAGATGCTTTCTACAGTCGCGAGAAGCGCGAGCAGATTTCCGCAACGCCGACCGCAATCACTGTCGAAGAAGCGCAGACGTTCGTGAGCGCCGACAAGCAGTTTCGCGCAGTCCCGAACGGCACGTACACCGTCGTCATGGGTAGCGAGCGCCGCACGATCAAGCTGACCGATCACTGGGACGACGCCGAGAAGTTTCGCGGCACTCGCGTTGCGAAGTTCCTCAACGGCCCGTGCAACGAAGGTGATTACGTCGGGTTCGCGTTCGTCTCTTCCACGGGCAAGGCGATCATCTGGAAGAAGTTCCGCAACGGTAGCGCGCTCCTGCAATCTGCTCTCGCCTACTTGCTGCAAGGCGACAACCACGCCGAAGCGGGCTACGCTTACGCACTCGAATCCGGCAACTGCTGGAAGTGCAATCGCAAGCTCACCGTTCCCGCTTCTATCTCGCGCGGTGTTGGCCCCGAATGTGCTCGCAAGCTCGGCCTGTAGCTCGCTCCACTCACGTTGCGCTCGCTAGTCTCAACTTCGGGGCTAGCGAGCGCAGTTCGAAAGAAAGGATCACAGAGATGACGCGATACTGCTGGGGCATTCTCAATCACGATACCAAGAGAGTTATCTACTTTCGGACAGAACGAGCGATGCGCAAAGAGCTTGCTCGTTTACGAGCAGAATCTAGAGGGTGGTACGTTCCGGTGTACGACAAATAGACGAGACGGACCACCCACACGACTGTATCGACACATTTCCGTAAATCGTCGCTTAGTGAGCGGCCAGGAGCGCACCAATGAGCTTACACGACGCCTATCTCGCCACGATCGAACATCTCGCCGCGCGTGTCTCTTACGAAAGCGGCTTGCGGGACGAACTGACTCGCGCCTATCGCCGTCTGCACGAAACCGAACCGGGCTATCACACCGCTCGCGCCGCAGCGCTCAATCAGCAGCGACTCGTGGAACGTCTCGCGATCTCGCTCTCCGTGCTGCACGCCGAAGCGACGAAGCTTTTCGGAAACTAACCGCAACGAAGGAGAATCGCAATGTTCGGCATCGATACCGCAGAGTACGCCCGCTTGCAAGAGTGGGAGCAGCGCTTGAATCGCGCAATCACCGCGACACCCGACAGCCGCTATCGCGCGCAGCTTGAATCACTTTCCGCAAACGTTCGCGACACGCTCGCAGCGATGGATCAGCGGTATCAGAATCGCAAAGACGAGTTTTACGCAAACGCAGAATACTGATTTTCGTCACGAGCAGCGCTAGACCGACCTAGCGCTGCTCTCATCATTCGATACGCATTCGCGGAAAGGAACGCACCATGACGCGCACCAAGCTTCCCACGAACGCTCAGCTTCTCTCGTGCTCAGACTGCGATTCCATAAACTTCGCTGATCGCTGCGACTCGCTCGATCGCGATCTGCTCGCTTACGTCTACTCATCTCGCGTAGCTAGCGACTGGCTGATCGCGCTCACCTATCGCCGTCTCGCCGTCTCGCTCGCAGCTTCGATCGCACGTTACATGCTCGCTCGCGACTTGCCCCGCTTTCCCGAGTACGATACCGTTTCCGAAAACTTTCTTGCGGAAACCACTTGACACGCGCTCAAACTTAGTTTAGAGTAAGAGTGCGCTTGATTGTGAGCGCGGGCAGCGAACAGGGAGAATACGAAAATGGCAGCGTTCTACTTCGGCAGCGACTCCTACTCCGACGCCGAGTACGATCAGATGCTCATCGAGGGCGCAGCCATTCGCGCCGAGATGCTTCGCGATGCCGCAGCCGACGAGCGCGTCGAAGCCGACACGTCTTGCCCCGATTGTGGGAATCGCGGTTACATCGATGAGCCGGAAGGTCGCATCTCGTGCGACTGCCCCGCCGGTTCCGTGTTCGAAGAAGAGCAGATCACGGCGCAGCACGAAGCGCGCAACGCTGAGCGCTCGATCGCTTGCGGAACGTGCGGTCTTGCAGTTCCCGATGGTACGTGCCCCGACTGCGACCCGAACGGCGATGCCGAGCGCGCTCACTTGCTCGCGATGGCTGCCGATGCTGCGCTGTTCGATGCCATCGAAGCTGCTCGCTTGCAACAGAACGCCGAAGCCGATGCCGAGCGCGCAGCGTACAACGAGATCGTCAATTACGGGCGCGAAGTTCGCGAGCAGCGTGCAGAACGCTACGCCGACGCGCTCAACGAACTGCGCGAGACGCCCGATCGCGAAGAGATGCACGCGAGCGACGTTCCCGTATGCCCCACTTGCGGGCGCTTCCCGATCGACGGGGCGACGTTTCTGCGCTTCGGCTACGTTTCCGGCGATTGCTGCGACTCGTGCGCTACCGACGCTACCGCGTTCTGGCGCAAGCTGTCGCTCATGCTCAATCACGAGCTAGCGAACTTCGCACGCCGTGAGTACGGAATGCGCCTCTCCGGTTCTCGCAAGAAGATGATCGGCTCGCTAATGCTCGCGTACAACAACACGAACACTTTCCTTGCGAGCGCTCAGCGCTAACACGTTTTCGGAAAGTTGCCCCTCTCGCACTTGACAGGGCAATTTTCATAGAGTAAGCTAAGAACGTGCTCAACTGAGAGCGCAACGACTCGCGAACGGAGACGACGATGACCCGCCTATCTTACCCCGCAGCCGACACGCTCGCAGTTGACGGCGTTGCACTCTACCCCGGCTCGTACATCAGCGAATCTCGCAAGCGCCTCCCGTGCGAGTGCTGCGGCACGATCTTCGAATCCAATCGCGAATTCTTCGTCGCTTATACTCGCGTGCTGCGCAACACCCCGAAATCCGGTCGGTACTGTCTCGATTGCGCCGCGCACGTTCTCGCTAACGCCTGCCCCGTTCGCTAACGCCTGCCCCGTTCGCTAACGCCCCTCGAACCGTTGAACACGTTTACAGAAAGGCTCGCCATCATGACCACTTCGAACCGCCAGCGCTTGATCGAGCTTCGCGATCGTCTCGCAACAATGTCCCTCTCCGAGATGCTGACATACTGGCGCGAGCAGCACGCCGCCGCTACCACCGTCGCTGAGCGCGAGCGCTACGCCCGCTACATCGCTCGCGTCGAAGAGTCGATCGCAACTACGTTGGGCGCTTCGCGTAAGCGCTCTCGCTAACTTAGTTTCCGTAATCGCTGCGGCTCACAAATCCACGCCTCGTGAGTCGCAGCGAACATTCCGCTATAGCAGACAGGAGTCCATCATGGCGAAGTCGCCCCGCATCACCCCGAAGCACTCAGCGATGGCGAATCTTACCCCGATCGAAGAAGCGGAGCTAGCCGTGCGCATCGCTAAGCTAGAGTGCGAGCGCAAAACACAACACATCATCGACTTTGCGGATTCCGCGATCGAGCGAATGCAGCGCGCTATCCGTAACATCGAAGAAGCGAAGCAGCAACACGCGATCTGCTTCTCCGAAGGACTCGAATCGGGCGCAGCTATCGCGGATATCGAGAGCGAGGAAGAGCGTCGTATCATCTATCTCGCCACGACTGTTACCGACTCGATGCTCACCGCAGTCTCGAACGCGAGCCTCCCTTATGCCGCTCGCAATACCGTGGACGTCATTCGCGCGAACCAGAAGCGCGACGAAGCGCGAGTAAAACTGTTCGAGCTTCGCGGCGCAGAGTAGCCCCTACACGTCACCAGCCGCCGCACCACGCGGTATTTACAGAAAGAGGTACGAGAATGTCTGAGCAAGTTTCCCGCAAAGCCTACGCTCGCCGCTTCCGTCACTATCTCGCGTTCAATCGTCGCTACCCTGCTCACCCGATGACGCGAGACGAGATCATGAAAGCGATCGATCACGAACTGTTCGCGCCGTTCGCTTTCCCCGGTGGCTATCCGATTCTCTACATCGACGCGAACGGCGATACCCTTTGCGCCGACTGCGCTCGCCTGTGGGTGCTGCACGACGGTTACGATCCGACCGATCCTGACTTCTCGAAACTACGCCCCGAACTGTCAAAGACGAACACGCTCGCGATGGATATTTTCTACGAAGGCGCTCCCGTGAACTGCGCCAACTGCAATATCGAGATCGAGTCGGCTTACGGCGACCCCGATGCCGACGAGATCGAGACGATCGACGGAATCGAAGTTCGCACGTTCCGTCTGCCGAGCGGCGCATACGATCATATTTCTGCAAACGCGCTCGATGACGACGACGTGCCATTTTAGTTTGCGGAAACGCTTGACAAGCTCGAATCCATGCTGTAAGGTAAGAGTGCGCTCAGATGAGCGCAGCGAACGAAGCGAGAGCAGTAGCGAAGAGGAACACGCAAGCACCCGCACTAGCAGCGATTAGACGCGAAAGCGCACTTCCTCGCTAGACGGAAAACCTGATTCCGAAGCCGCGCTGAAATAGAGCCGGATACGATAAGGGATAGTGATGCGAAACGGCCCGTACTGCTCTCGCAAGTTCGCTCGATTCGAAGTCGTCAGCAGGGAGCAACATCATGGCGAAGCGCATTTCTCAGCTTGCAGTCTCGAAGGTGCTGCGCGAAGCGGGTATGACGAAGAGCACGATCGTTCGCAAGGCGTTTACCCCCGGATTCTACACCGAGCAAAGCGAGCGCACGAATGGCGCGGTGTGGGTGCGCTTCGTGACGAGCGATGCCGCAGCGACTTCCGCAAACGCAACACGCGAAGAGCGCGAGATGATTGAGTACGCCGAACTTGCGCTTACCGAAGCCGGAATGCAAGTCGCACCGAACGGCTATTCGCTCTTCGTCACCTACTAACCGCTTTCCGCAAACGCGCTGCCCGAACGCTCTAACTGCTGAGCGTTGAAAATCACTCGAAAGGACACGACAATGACCGCGACCACCATCACCCGCGACTCGCTCGAACTGCTGAACGCGACTCAGATTCGCACGCTGCTCCGCTCTCGCGATATCACTCTCCCGGTCGGTGTCTCGAAGGACGCGATGATCGACGCAGCGCTGAGCAAGCTCGATGCGCTCAATCCTGTCCTCAATCTCGAAATTCCGCAAACACCGCCGACTCCCGAGACTGTCGGCACCGGACCCGCTCCTGAGCTAACGCTGAGCGAGCGCACCGACAAGATCGAAGCTGCGCTGGGTGCGCTTTTCGAAAGCGAGACGCCCGCCACGCCCGCTCCCGAGATCGAAGTTCCGCCCGCAGTCAAGCCGATGCTCGATGCCGACGCCGTAGCCGCGAAGCTCGAACAGCACCGCGCCCGACTCGCCGCCGAGCAAGCTGAGCGCGACACGATCGCGGAGACGAAGAAGGCGAAGCGCCAGGGCTGGGAGCCGACGATCGATGAACTGCACAAGCGCTGCCACAAACTGTCTTTCAACATCGGCTCGCTGCTGTGGGCGCAGAATCGTATCCGCAAAGAGTCTGCCGTACTCTCCGCGCTGCTCGATGCGCTGGGCGAGCTAGCCGACGCCGACACGCTCGCAGCGGCGAAGCAGACGATGATCGAGGGCTACAGCTACTCGCAGCAGCGCTCGTGCTTCCCTTCCGCCGCACTCTCTAGCACGCTGACGGGCGACGAACTGCGCGAAGCAGTCTGGAACGAGATGCTTGCGACCGGCGTTCCGGTGCTCATCGACACGCACGGCGTGACAGACGAAGCACCCGAAGAGGACGAGACGCCCGACAGCGAGTAATCTCATTCTGCTATAGCAGACAGAACGCAGCAGTTCGACTCGCTCACGCCGTCAGTTGTACGTGTGAGCGAGTCGAACTGTTCTCTTTAGCAGAAATTGAGAGCGAAAACGCTTGCTATTGCTTGTTCATCGTGGTAAGATAACTCTAACGAAGTCGCTCGATTGCGCGACACTACGAAGTAAGCGAAAGGACGATGCAATGACCGCAACGATCGAAGCTCCGAGTACCACACCGGGCACGCCGACCGACTTTCTGAATTTGCCGCCGCTCGATCTGACCGCGCTCACCCTGACCGCTGCCGATCTCGATTCGATGACGGACGAGCAGATCGCAGAACGTCTCAACCAAATCCAGGCTGCGGCTATCGCGCTGCGCAAGCACGCGAAGGCGATCACGCGGGAACGGAAGGCGATCGAGACTGTCGGGCACACTGTCGGCGCACTCCAGACCGCGAGCAACGATCTGGTACGCGCGCAGTTCAACCACGGGAAGATCACCGATCGACTCGCTCGCGCGCAGAAGCGCTACGCAGATGTACAGGCGGCGTATCTCCGGGCGAACAACATCGAAGCGCTGCCCGAGGAAGTCGTCACGCAGCTTGATTCGGGTCGCGATGCGCTGCTGGCGCGTCTCTCCGGTCCCGTCGCTCGCGTCAAGAAGAGCAAGCCGACTGAGAACGGCGCTGCACCGTCAGATGAGAGCGACGAAGAGTAACAACGCTTCCCCCAACACTTCTCCCAATTCCCTCCCTACGCGGTGAGCGCTCCCCCAAGCGCTCACCGCTTCTTCGTGCTTGTTCGCTACGCTCGCGCGCTAAAGCCGTGCTCCTGCGACGTCTCAGCGCGTATCGCTGCGCAGCATTCCGGCGTAGCCCTTTCACGAATCGCACAATGTTTCCAGAAACTTTCTCGCCCCATACTAGTCTCAAACTTTCCAGAAACTTGCTCGCCCGAAACTCTTGACAAGCTGCGAGATTGAGAGTAAGCTACGTATGTGCTCGATTGAGAGCGCGACGAACTAGCGAACGGAGACGACGATGAAGATCAACATGCGGGCAGGCGAAGGCACAATGCGCGTTCGCATCATTCTCGGTGAGCACGCTGGCAAGACCGGGACGTATCAGTGTCGCTGCGGTTTCATGATGATCGAGGTTCGTCTTGACGATGGCGCGCTCGTACAGATTCGCAGCACCGAGTACGTGTCGCTCTAACATTTCCCGAAAGTCGATTCCGCTATAGCAGACAGGAGCACATCATGACGCGCTACATCGTTGCGAAGATCAACCGCCGCACGGGTCGCATCGTTGAGCAGTTGCCGCCGAGCTTCGACACGAAGCGCGAAGCTCGCGAAGAGATGATCGCGAAGCGCAACCGGGGCTGGCTGCGCGGTTATTGGACAATCGTCGCGATCTGATTCTCGCCCGCTCTTGAACCGTGAACCGCAGCGAAGCAAGGAGAACACGATGGAAATCGAGCGCACGCTAGCCGACTTCGTAGTTGCCATTTCCGGCGAAGATATCAACGGCATGGATTCGAGCGAGTATCGTCGTCTGCGCTCATCAGTGCTCGCGATCACGACTCGCGAAGAGCAGGCGACATTTTACGCAACGGGTGAGATTCCGACTCGCTTCGAAACAGAGAACGAGCGATGAGCAACGAACAACACTCAACAACGCTTGAACGATTAGAGAGCATCGAGCGAAAGCGCGATGCTCTCTACCGCGATCTGGAAAAAGGCTACGAAGCGATCGAAGCTGCGCTAACGAGTGGTGCAGATACGCGCGAGTGGGAGCGGCACTGGAAGAAGCTACTACGCGATTACGAGCGTCTTTGCGACCGTTTGCAGCGGGAGGGGTGAGATGAGCAACTATCAGGAAGCGCTCGCGTTCCAGCAAGTGATGATCGCAGCTTCGCTCGAAGATGAGTGGGCGAAAGCTGTGGTACGCAGTATGTACAAAAGCGGACTTTCTCGCGAACAGGCGACCAACGGCTTGACCACGATGCTATACATGATCGCGACTGACGAGCTTTTCTATTTTCCGATAGCGTCGTTCGAGCGACTGCGCGATTGGGCGGGCGACACGATCCGCAAACAGTATATCAGCGAGCTTATGCCAACGCCGGAAGGTATGCTCGTTTTCGAGAATGACATTATCGCGAATGAGAACGTCGGCGTGGCGTACTCCGCGATAATGTGGAAAAAGGGCGTCGTCACCACGACGATAGACGATCCCGAAAACTCGCAAACCGGAACAGCGCTACTGCTCATCTATCGCCCCGTGACCAAACCCGCATCGCAAGACTACGTGACCACGCCCCTACTGTTCTGCTACGAAGGCGACGGAGAGATCGTTGTCACTCCCTCATACGCACAAGCCGAAAAATCTTGGCAAGGCGGCATCGATCACATCTTGCGATATTTCGGACTGATCTGCGCGTTTATGCGCGAGAAGGTCGCGAGCAGCGAAGAGCATCGCGTATCGACTTCCCGCGTAGTCGGTCGTAAGCGCGTCCACAGCTTCTCGCGTGTCAAAGTCGTCACGCTGCGCGAGATCGAGCGCACGCCCGTTCTGGCCGCGTCTGAGCACACGCCCCGCGTTATCGAGTGGACGTGCGCTTGGAAGGTGAAGCAGCACGAGCGGCACTTGAAAAACGGAAAAGTTGTCACCGTGCGCTCGTACACGAAAAATCCCGCAAACAAGCCGCTCCGAGAGTACGACGCGACGATCTATAATATCTCGCGATAGCTCTTGACACGCTCGCAATTTTAGAGTAAGCTACATCTGTGCTCAATTGAGAGCGCGCAGCGAGTAGTAGGGAGAAGCGAACATGACACGCGAACAGCGCAACATCAAGGTCGGGGAGCGGGTCTGGGTGGAGAGCGAGCGCACTTCGTGGGGTGCCGGGACCGTCGTCTCGATCAGCGAGTCGATGCCCGAGACTCATATCCGCGTCAACATCGAAGGGGAGGGAACACGCACGTTCGCCCGCCGTATCTGCACACCGATCGCATTCTAACTCGCGCTGAGCGCTCGAACTGACGAGCGCTCTCTATCTTCACTCGAAAGGACACAACATCATGGCCGACGCAATCGCGATCAACGAACTGGGTCAGGCGCGTTTCGTCGCACGTCGCGAACCCGGTTGGCACCAACTCGGCACAGTGTTCGACGGCGATCTGGTGCTCACTCCCGAGCAAGCGACGATCATGGCGCACGCCGACTACTATGTCCGCAAAATCCCGATGACGCTGACGTTTCCCGATGGCACGTCGCAGCCAACTTCGCAAGTCGCGCTGGTGAAGGAGCCGGAAACGAATACCGAAGCGTGGAAGGTTCTCGGCTACGCCAGCACTGAATTCGAAGTCGTGCAGAACATGGAAGTTGCTGCGATGCTAGGCGAGCTTGGCAAGCAGTGGCCGGTCGAGACAGTCGGCGCGCTGCACGACGGAGCTTCCTACTTCGTCACGCTGAAAAGCGAGTCTGGTTCCGTCGCTGGCGAAGAGATCGCGCAATACTTGCTCGTGTCGAACAATCACGACGGCAAGAAGGCGCTTCACGTCGCGCTCACACCCGTTCGCGTCGTCTGCCAGAACACGCTACAAACCGGACTCGCTTCCGCCGTTCTCTCCGCAGCACTGCCCCACCGCTCAGACATTCGCGCACAAGCGCAATTCTCGATCGATCTGATCGCGAGCGTGCGTCGGCAACAGGCGCAGATGCTCGAACAGTTCAACGCGCTCGCGCTCGCCCGCGTCACCGATGAGCAAGTCAAGGAAATCCTCGCGCAGACGTACCCCGAGCCGCGCACGACTCGCAGGCAGCTTGTTAGCTCGTTCGTCGTCAACGACAAGAGCATGATCGGACTTGTCAACGATAACAAGCCGCTCGCCGCTCGCGTTATGGCCGACTTCGCGAAGAGCGGCACAGAGTACGAGGCAAAGGTCGCTCGCACGCAGAAGTTGCGCGAGATGGCGAACGAGCGCACGCAGCTTGTGAACGTCACCGCACCGAAGATCGCGGGCACCGCCTGGGCCGTGTACCAGGGTGTGACCGAAACCGAAAACTATCGCGGCGATCTGAACAAGCGCACCGCCACATCGATCATGTTCGGGGAGCGCGCTCAGACGATGGCACGCGCGTACAAGGCTTGTGTCGCCGTTCTCTAGTTCGTCGCTGCGGCTCACGACTCGCCCCAATCTGAGCGAGTCGTGAGCGCATTTACAGAAAGGAGCGGGCTAGCGTGAAAGCCGACGTCATCATTGCCGACTGTCCCTGGCGCTTTTTGAACGATCGTATGAAAGGGCGCAGCGCGGGCACGAAGTACGCCACAATGTCAGTCGCGGAATTATCTGCGCTCGATGTGCAGTCGCTCGCCGCGAAAGATTGCGTACTACTGCTGTGGGCAGTTCCCGCAATGCTCCCCGAAGCGCTTGACGTGCTGCGAGCGTGGGGCTTTACGTATAAGACGATGCTCGCGTGGATCAAGCTCACGCATTCGAGCGCAGCAGAGATCGCAGACATACCGCTGCCGTCGTCGCCCGATCTGCTCATCGAGCTTCCGCAAGTCGTCTCGCCCGAATCGCTGCGACCGAACATGGGAATGGGCTGGTGGGTGCGCGGCTGCTTCGAACCGATTTTGATCGCGACTCGCGGTAAGCCGAGAGCGCTCGATCAGTGGATCGGACTCATCTCTGAGAGCATGACGCACTCGCGAAAGCCGGAATCGCTGCACATCTACGGCGAACAATTTGGAACGAGCCGACTCGAACTGTTCGCACGAAAAGCAGTGTCGGGATGGACGACGATCGGGCACGATCTCGGCTCAGACGTCGCAGAGTTCATCGAAGTATCGAAACGCCCGCGCGAAGGGCCAGCAGACGGCTACGTAGAGTGAGCATGGTACATCGTAGGACGGCTCAGGAGCGAGGAAGTCTGATGGTACGCTATGATATCGCTCGCAGCTACGCCGAAGCCGATTCGCCCCGTTTCTACTTCGGCGTTCGGCGCGGCGTCATCGAGACGATCGAGCGCGACGGCAAAGAAGTCGGCTACTATCTTCCCGGCGATTGTCGCTGCATACTCGCACCGCATTACGGATTCGCGATCACGGCGTGGATATGCGGAGAATGGAACAGATGGACAAGAGGCGAACTTTCACCGACGTGATGACTCGCGCCGACGCCGACCAGTTGCGCTGGTGGATGGAGAATATGAATCACGCGCAGCTAAGCACGCTGTGGCGCTTCGTGACATTCTTCTATATGGCGCGAGCTACGCGACTTTGGCGCATCGAGTTACGAGAGAAAGAGAGGCTAGCGAAGCTATGATCGAAGCGATCGACAGTCGCGGCGTACACGTTCTGATCAATCCGCGTTACGTGATGAGCGTAGAAGGCTGGGGCGAGCGCGGGATCGTGCGTCTCCAACTCACTATGTGGACAGCAAACAGCGCGGCAACGGATTTTCACTTTGCGGGCGAGCAAGCTGCGACAGTCTATAACGCCCTTCGCGACTCGCCGCTATCATTGCTCGGGAAGATTAGGGAGTGATGACAGACGAAGAGCCGATCAAGAAGTTTCGAGAGAGCGTGCGCACGTCAGCATTCGATGAGCGCGAGCAGATGCCGACGATCTACACCGATCGCGCGACGAACACGATCGCTGATCTCGTCCCGATGCCGCAATTTCTCGCGAGCGCACCGCCCGGTTCGATGCTAATCACGCGCATCAACGTCCCGATCAAAGTGCGCGGGCAAGGTCACGGCTCAGCGATACTACGGCGAATCTGCGCCGACGCTGATCGTCTCGGCGTCGTGCTCTACGTACAGCCGATTTCTTCCGGTCAATGGACGAATCGCACACTCCGCGCGTGGTACACACGACACGGCTTCCGCTACGGACGCGACTATTACACGCGACAGCCGCGAGAGAGGACGAACTAACATGGATGTAGAGACAGCGAAGGAAGAGCTTCGAAAAGCGGTGCGCACGGCGGTTCGAGACTTCGCAGCAACATACGATCTGGATATTGAGACGAATCGCGCAGAAGGTACGATCACGGTGAGAGTAGATCGTGGCGCATATTCGTATGGCGAAGCTCGCCTAGTCGTGAAAGTGGAAGAAGAATGAGCGAAACCGCGCCGCGCCCGATCGAAGCGCTAAATCTGGAAGTTTTGCAGGACTTGGCTCGCGCCCACGAGATGACGGTCGATCTCATCAAGCATACATGGCCGCACGAAGCGCTCACGCGAGCGGGACTGCAAGCGCTCTTGAAGAATATTTACGATGCGCAGGATCGCTGCACGCAGATCGATACGCAGTTCCGCGCCGCACGAAAGGAGCAACAGTGATGGCGTATTTCCCGAAAGCCGTGCGCATCTCCGACGATCAGATCGTCATACTCGAAACCGGCGTACTCTACACGCACGAACTGCCGATGAATGCTATATCTGTGCAGCAGCCGGGATCGCACTTCGTAGCAGCAACGCAGAACGCAGCCGAAAACTTGTGGCGCGGTTTGTGCGAAATTGCTGACGACTGGCGCGGATTCTCGCTGCCACACCCGTTCTTTCAGCGCGAGCCAGAGTAACGTTATTCTATCGCTCAATGCTTGCACGAGAGCGAGCGATAGAGTATAATCAAAGTGAGGCGGCGCGGCGTAAGCTGTGCAAAGTCTTTGCATTGAAGTCTGTAGAAAGGAGTCCCAAGTGTCTGTGGAAGTTACGACCCTCGATGAGTTCGCCGCTTTCCGAGATCGTGTGTTGGTAGTCGCTGAGAAGATTCGGGAAATGGGTTACGGCACACAAGCCGCAATCGCGTTCGACTGCCGCCTAAATCAGTCGCGCATCTCGAATGTCCTGCGAGCGCGCGTCGTGGATATCGAGTGCATCGATCGCATCGAAGCGTGGTTGAAGATGCAGGCGATCGAGCAAGCGCGCGAAGCGATCACGGCGTAATCGTATGCCATTCATCGTGATCGACGGTCCCAGCGGTGTCGGAAAAACATCGCTAGCTAAAGCACTCTGCGATATCGTGCCTGGATCGTATCTGCGACACTGGCACGATATCGCGAAGCTGCGCCATTCGACAGCATTCGATGCGATCTGGGGCACAGATATCGGCGCGCTCAACGCCGGAAAAGTTGTCGTCTGGGAAGGGAGTTGGGCAGCAGACGAGATCAATCAGCGACTCTACAATCATGCTTCGGGCTATGCGTGCTCAGCGCTTTTCGGGGAATGGCATTACGGGCGACTCGCTCAGACGTGCGGCGTTCGCGTGATGCTGCTCGCTCCCTCGCAAACTCTCGCGTTGCAGTCTGCGAGTAGTTTCGAAAAGCGCGAGAACGCCGACACGCGCATAGAGCGCGCATTTTACGACGTATACGCGCAACGCTGGGGCTGGCACAAGCTGAGCAACGATTACACGATCACAGGACTCGCGGAAAACATTCTCGCGATACTCTCGCAGCTACCGATAGATAATCGCCCCGAGCTAGAGATGTATCCCGGCTATTGTGGGCCACTCAGCGCGAAAGTGGTCGTCGTCGGTTCTGCCGAGAAAGACGATATAGCCTCATGGGTAGGAGCATACTTACCGTTTTCGGGGAAAGGCGGAATGAAGCTCGCGAACTTTCTCGATGCGGCAGCGCTCGAATGGGGCTGGGCGCACGCACGCAGAGTACCGCCCGTGGTCCTCCGTTCAGCGCGTGTGCTACTCGCGACCGATCGAGAAGCCGAAGCGTGGTGCTATAACCACGTCGCCGTGAGAGATGTTCGCCTACTTCCTCCGCTGCGCACGTTGTTCGGTGGCGCTAAGCAGCAGGAGCACGCGCAACTATTCACCGACTTGATCGCAGAATTCTCGAAACAGGAGACGAAGCAGCGATGAGCACGCCAACAAAGAACGACGCGACGAAGCAACCGGACAAGATCGATCAAATTCTCGATGGTAACGGCGACGTCCCACCCTGGAAGCGCAAGACGCCGCTCCCGGTGATCGACGTCACGCCCGACGCGATCGACACGCCGAACGAAGGCGTTGACTTCGAAGCGCTCTTGGAGAAGCAACAGCACGGTAACGGCGCAGCGCTCGTGACGGCTGATGATAGCGAGCAGTTCGCGCCTTCCGGTCGCGTGTACGAAGAATTCTACGATTTCGAGTCGAAGGACTTACACATTCCGCGTCTCCGTCTGTTGGGCGGGCAGTCGCAAGAAGTGACGGAGCGACAGGCGAGCGCGGGACAGTTCATCATGTTCGGACAGCCTGCGTGCGATACGCTCGAACTGGTCGTGATCGCCGCAACACCGTTCCGCGATTATCGCATCGGTGAGGATCGCGTGCAGATGTGCCAGTCGTTCGACGGTAAGATCGGCGTCGGTACTCCTGGCGGCGTTTGTGCACACTGCCCGAAAGCGCAGTGGGGCGAGAAGAATCCGCTTACCGGCAAGTCGAAGTCGCCCGAGTGCTCCGAGGGATTCTCGTACCAAATATTCTCGCTCACGCACGAGCAGATGGCGGTCTGGGACTTGTCGCGAACCGGACTCGATGCGGCGCGTAAGATCAATGCTTCGCTGAAAATGCGCCGCTATCGGAACTTCGTCGTTCGCGTTGCTGCTGAGAAGCGCGACGGTCCCGCGCGTTCGACCTACTTCGCGCCGATCATCGACATTCGCCCCATCACGCACGAAGAGCGCGAGCTAGTCGATCACAACGTTTTCGTCTAGCGCGTACACAGTGCCGGGGTGAGTGAGGGGAAATCTCACCCCGGCACTTGGGTTGGGGGAAGTTCGTATGACGGATTATCGTGATTTTGTGCGCGATATCCACTCGCGCACACCGATCGACTGCGGGATCGAACTGCGCACGATCCCCGGTAAGCCTGTTCTGTTCGCACTCGCTGCGCTTCCTGATCTGCCCGACATTGCGACTACATCTTACTACTTCGGTGCAATCCCGCGAAAGCTTGCAGACGACTCGCCCGCCGATGGTACGCTCGTCTGGTGCGACACTGACGGCTCAACGATCGATCCCGCAGACTTCGACCCGAAACCGACTGTCATCATTCACTCTGGTCGGGTGAACGGCTACCATCTTTACTGGCGCTTAGACGTCGCAGAGTCGCCCGAAAATTTAGTACGTCTCGCGAAACTCGCCACGCTCACCTTTGACGGCGATCCGCAAGTCTGTAATACGCGAGCTTCGCTGCGACTGCCATTCTCAGCGAACACAAAGTACACACCGCCCCGCACCGTCCAAATCCTGATGTTCGATGACGAAGTAGAGTACAGTGCAGACACGCTCGCTTCCGAATTCATCTCATCGCTAGTCGCCCCTCACTATAATTCGGGAGAACGTCACGCATTGACGATGGCACTCGCAGCAGTGTTAGCGCGAGCGGGTTGGGAGCTTGATCGCGCGCTCGCGTGCGTTGAGCGACTGTACGACAAGAATCCCGGCTCCGATCTGCCCGGTAAGCTGAAAAACGTTCGCGAGACATATCAACGTATCTCGATGGGCGAGATATGCGCAACCGCTTCTCTGCGCACAGCGCTCACGCAAGAGAAGTATGCGAAACTTCTGGAAGCGCTCGGCATCACAATTCGCGACGGCGATCTGGTGATCGCTGACGAGCGTATCGGTAGCGTTTCTAACGTTGAGCGCGATGTACTCGCCTACATTATCGAGACTGAACGTTGGAGCGGCGCGGTTGGTAAAGTCGTCAGATGGCGCGACACGCATTGGGAGATACAAGAAGATAAGGCGATCATCAAAGATGTGTTCGACATTCTCGCAGAGATTCGCGTGGTAGATCAAGGAGAATTGCGCGAGTACACGCCGACTGCACGAATGGCGACAGCGATAGCGGGACTGCTGAACGGGCATTGTGCGAACAACCCGCTACCGAAACCGGAACCGCATTATCTACCGCTGCTGAACGGTACGCTAAATCTGAAAACGTTAGAGATCGAGCCGATCCAGAAAGAGCGCGGGCACTTGTGGTGCGTTCCTGTCGTCTACGATCCGACCGCGACTTGTCCCGAGTGGGAAAGGTTCATCGAAGAAGCTGCGCCACATCCGTCAGTGCGCGATCATCTGCAAGAGTGGCTAGGCTACGTGCTGATGGCTGGCAATCGCTGGCAGCGCATGTTGTGGCTACACGGCCCGAGCGGAACCGGAAAGTCTACGTACATAAAAGCGGTCGAACAACTTTTGGGTGCAGCCGCGACCGCAATCACCACGGAGAAGTTTTCGGAATACTCTCTCGCACAGCTTGCGGGGAAACGTGCGGGAACATGCTCCGAACTGTCTCCGCGACTGCTGCGCACTTCGACAGTGAAAGCGTTGGTTGCAGGCGATGCGGTGCAAGCTCGTCACCCGTATGGACGTCCGTTCTCCGTATCGTTTGACGGCAAACTGATCTGGGGCAGTAACGAGCTTCCGCCGCTCGATCAGGGAGAGGGAATGTGGCGCAGAATCGTTCCCGTCGAATTCTTGCACCACCCGCGTTGGAAAGATGACGAGCTAGACGCGAAAGTGAAATCCGAAGCTGCGGGGCTACTCAATTGGGCGATCATCGGCTTGCGTCGTCTGCTCGATGAGATCAAACGATCGGGACCGTGGACGTTACCCTCTTCTGTGCAAGCCACGATCGAGACGTATCGCACCGCATCTGATCCGATCATCAGCTTCGCGGCAGACGAGATCGAAATTATCGAAGGCGAACACGTCCCGCTCATCGAAGTGTATCAGCGCTACGTCAGTTGGAAGAAAGATCGTGGTCAGTATATCGGCCCGCTCGATCCGATCTTCTATCAAGACTTGCGCAAGATCGGACTAGTCGTCGATCCGACATATCACAACGGCACGGGCGATACAGCAGTCTATCTGATCGGTGGCAGACTGAAAGCGACGATCTTCGGGTCGTTCGGTAAGTTCGGAGAGTAGGTGTGCGAGAGTTACATTCGGTCGCGGAACTACGCAACAACTGTCGTATCATCGAGGCTACGCAGTGTTGGCAATTTCTGAAAGAGGACGGCTCGGAGATGAGCGAGAAAACCGTCCCAACTCTCGGCAGACCGCCGAAGCAAGTCGCCGTGATCGCAGTCGAACTGAGCGGTCGGTGCATTCTTCCCGGTTGGACGTTGCGCAGAATGCATAACTGTATTCGCTTCTGCTGCAATCCCAATCATATATTCATCGTCAAGACGAAGCGCGGTGAGCGCAAAGGTGAGCCGTCGAACAATCCGAAAGGTAATCCCGCCGCACTCTTGCCGAACGCCGGGAGAGCGAAAGGTACGCCGCGACCGTATCGCCGGGGCAAGCCGACTTCGAATCCGTGGGGACGTGCGGGAAAGCCCGAGACAGTGAGAGCAGAGTGAGCGATGATTACGGGAAAGGAGTACCGCAGTGGAACCGAGCGAAGGACTTCGAAAACTGCAAGAGCACCGCGAAGAGCTAACACAGATCGTCCGATCGCTGGGTCGGCCTAGCTGGGACGATACGTTCGTCTTGCTCGCGAATGTCTGGTCGTGGCGATCGACGTGCCCGCGTCGTCAAGTCGGCTGCGTGATCGCGAGCGCAGATCATAGGGCGATCTCTAGCGGCTACAACGGGGCACCGCGTCATCTCGCACACTGTAGCGAAGTTGGCTGCGTCCTAGACAAGCTGGGACGGTGTACGCGCGCAGTCCACGCCGAAGCGAACGCGATATATCAAGCGAGCAGGAGCGGCGCGAGATTGCTCGGCTCGCACGTCTACTGCACCGATCGCCCGTGTGTGAACTGCGCGCTAGCGCTCGTGCAGATCGGCTGCGCTAGCGTAACGTGGTCGAATGATGAGCTTCACCCCGAAGAGCGCGAGCAAGTGTTGGACTTGTTCGGTGCGGCGGGTATCGAGATGAAGGTTTACAATCTAAGCAGCGATAGAGTATAATAACAGCAGCGCTAGACGATCGATCGCAAGCTGTGCAAACCCTGTTCAGATAGTGTGAAGGAGGCGAGAGTGTACGCGATGAGCACGACAGAGAACGAGCAAGAAACTTCCGCAAAAGTGATCGAAGCGCTCGCAGAATATGCGCACACTGCGTGGAGCGGGTGGATGGATTACATGTTCTCGAAAATGACACTAGAACACAGTATTATGACTTCGCGGGACACGGGACGACTGATCATGCCCGAGTGGGCAGTCGAACGCTGGCAGCGACAAGCAGCGACAGCCTATGCCGATCTGCCCGAGAATGAGAAAGAATCAGATCGCGACGAAGCGCGCAAGATGATCGCCGCAATCGGCCTGACGAAGCTCGCGCCGCACATGGACGGCATCATTCGCGCGATGACGAAAGCGTATGATGAGAACCCACGTAAAGAATATTACATGACGCTGACTCCCGAAAAGCTCGCATCGATGCTGCACCAGAACATTGCAGAAATGCGACTAGCGCTCGAATTCGATAACGACGTAGAGGACAAATGCGCCGACGTCGCAAACTACGCCGCATTCATTTTACGCCGTTACAAGATAGGACAGGAAGGATAGTGATGATCACGTATGCTGATATTCCCGGCTCTCGCGATCTGCTAGCACTCTACCCCGAAAAGCAGCGTAGCGCGATAGCGAATCTTTTTCTCCACTTCGTTCGTGCGCAATACGCAAGTTCGCTCGCTACCTTGCCACCGGAGAGTGCGGTCAACGCCGTAGCGAGCGAACTGCGCCGACGTATTCGCACTTACAATCCCAACGACAAAGAGATCGAACAACTAGCGCAGTTGCAACGCGCACCAGAACAGGCACTAGACTACGCTCGCTGGTGCATCGCTTACGCACAGCTAAGCGAAACAGAGCGCGAGCAGTTGCGCGAAGATCGTAGCGGAGCGCAGATTCTCACCCGTATGGATCACGAAGCACCAACAGAGAAACAGATAACGTATCTGCGCAAGATGGGTTATACCGGAGAATTGCATTCGAAAAAGTTCGCGAATAGTCTGATCGACATATACACGCGCGGCGGGCGAGTTACTTTCGACAAGCGAGACTAGTATGGACGTTGTGCGCGAGCTTCGCCAGTTAGTCGCTGCGCACGAGCGCGAGTGGGGCGAACGCGCGCAACACATGGGACTCGATCGTTTCACGCTGCGCGATCTGGAAGAGTGGGCCGACGCGATCGAGACTGACGTTGTTAGGAGAAATACGATGTATGCAGACTCGTACTGGTATCTACTCGAATACTGTCGCATGAACGGGAATCGCGTGGATACCCGCGTCGGCCCTGCTCGCGAAATGCGTAACGTGGCTTTGACAATCCTCCCGTTCGCGCTCCCGCGTCGTCAGAAGATGCGGCGCGAGCTGGGCTATATGGAGCTTGCGCAGTTCATCACCGGAGCATTCGAAGAAAGCGAGATCGCAGCAATCGCCCCGCGTGTCGATATGAGCTTGTTCGGGCGATCAGCGATCTACGGTCCCCGTGTGCGCAACGTCTATGCCGATCAGCTTGCAGACGTGATCGAAGAGCTTCGCGAGAGCGCGAACAGTCGGCGCGCGATCATCACAATCTCCGATCCGCAAGAGCATCTGAGCGAGCAGCCGTGCCTATCGTCGCTGCAATTTCAGATGCGCCATAAGACGTTGTATACGACTGCGTATTTCCGTAGTTGGGACTTGTGGTTCGGCGCACCGCACGATCTGATCGTCGTGTCGGGGCTGGCGCAGATCGTCGCGAACTGCGTATGGCCGAGCTTGCGAGTCGGGCCAATTAGCTGCTTCGTCGCGAACGCGCACATTTACGAAAAGTCTCTGGAAGCGGCGAGCGGTCCCGCGCTCGATTGGCACTTCCTCGTACCGTCTTTCTACGATCTCGAAACGTTTCGCGAGTGGGCGGAAGATGTGCGCAGCAGGGCAGGCGAAGAGTGGAAGAGCGGAGCAATGCCGGGACTTGCTGCTGAATATTTCCCGAAAGTTCCTGCGCTCGTGCCGTTGACTGCGGAGAGCGGCGAATGAAAGAATGGTACAGCGGCGTATGCCCGAACTGCGGGAAACAGGCGCAGCTTTCAACAGCCACCGGCTTTTGTTGGCGTTGCGCTGATCCACCACGAACGAAACAGCGCGTTGTGAATGCGATTGGTATGTCGTTTCGCAGCAAGTCGGGCGGCAATAGTCCACACAAGAAAGGACCGAAATATGGTCGTCAACATCGCGGATTCTCAATCAGCGCTCACAAGAAAACTCCCAGAAGAGAGCAAGCACTTAGAAAACTCGGAGCGCGACTTGCTGATCGTAGACTGGTCGAACATGATCCATCGCACGTTTCACAGCCTGGGCGCGAAGGATGATCTACTGTCGCACGATATCTGCCTGATCGCTGAGCAGAATATCCGATCGATGACGCAAGGTGTACTGTTCCCCGGCTGGCGCATCGCGATCGTACTTGATGGCGGGTACAGCGGTCGCAAAGAGATTTACGGCGGATACAAAAGCGAGCGTATGAGATCGGAAGATCGCGCCCCGTCGCTCGTACACGCGCTAAGCGGGCCGACTCGCGAACAAGCGCAGCGTATGACAGTCGTGCAGGTTTTCGGGTTCGAAGCCGACGATGTTATGGCCGCGCTCGCTCACGCGCACACCGGAAACTCGTACATCTTGTCTGCCGATCGCGATCTGCTGCAAGCGGTGGACGATTCCACATTCCTGCTTGTGCCGAAAGGTCCGTATGACGCTCCCGAAGTTTTCGGTGTCGATGAAGTGCAGCAGAAATACGGATTTCCGCCCGCGCTCATACCGCATTACAAAGCGCTGCAAGGCGACAAAGCCGACGACGTTCCGCAGATACCGCGTGTCGGTCACGGCACCGCCTGTCGTCTCGTCTGCGACTACGGAAACATCGAAGGGGCGATCCGCGCCGCGCTCGAAGGGCGCTTGACGCCGAAGCTTACTCAATCGCTCGTGTTCAATCGCGACACGATCGCGCTAAATCTGCGCCTTGTCACCCTGGTAGATGTGCCAGGGATCGAGGATATCTATCTCAAACTGATGGAAAGGGGCTAGTCATGCGTTTCTATCTCGCTTCGCGCTACGGTCGCCGCGCCGAACTGTGCGAGTATGCCGCCGATCTGATGGCGCACGGGCACGAAGTGACGTCGCGCTGGCTCTTCGCGGAGCACGAAGGCACGATCACCGACGATACTGATTCGAAGTACGCTCAGCAAAATGCACGCTTCGCGGTCGAGGACTTGATCGACGTCTATAAGTGCGATGTGATGATCCAGTTCGGTGAGAGTCCGACCGATCCGCCACCGGGAGCAGGCAGGGGCGGGCGTTTCGTTGAGCTTGGCTGGGCTATCGCTCACGAGAAAACGATTATTATCGTTGGCGTTCCCGAAAATCTGTTCCACTACTGGCCCACGATTCAATGCGTGCCCGATTGGGCGACAGCGAAAGACGAGATCGACACGATGACGATCTTCCGAACGCTGCGCATGTATCCTTCCGCCTTGCAGAATGCGGAAAATCGTCTTTCGGAATAGTGCGATCGGCGGCAGTATCTTTAGCGCGTGAGCGGAGCGAACAATGAAAGCTGACGGCCACGAGATCATTCGAGACGCGAACACGGCGGTTCGGCTGCTCGCGAACGACGAAGATATTGCCGCCGATCTCGAAACCGGAGGGCTTATCTCGCATCGCGATCCGGTGGCTGTCGTCTCGCTCTACGGCGAGCAGACGAGCACACTCGCCGTGCTGCATGTTCGCGGTGTTATCCCCGATTCCGTAAAGACGCTACTCAGTGACCCGACGAAGCGCTTTACGTGGCATAACGGAGTCTGCTTCGATATCCCCTTCTTGCTCAACAACGGAGTTCGCGCCGCCGACCCGCGCATTTACGATACGATCGTCGGTGCGGGACTTGCGATCACGACTGATCGCGCCGGTCAATCGAAATCGCTGCAAGCCGAGATCAAACGGCGCACCGGCATCATGATCGAGAAAGACGCTGATCATAGCTCGTGGATGAATCGCGAGCTTGACGACAAGCAGCTATTGTACTGCTGCGATGATCTCGTACACGCTCACGCGCTGAGACGAGCGCAAGAAGCAGACATAGCGAAGCAGCGACAGACGAAGGCACTCGCGCTCGAAATGGCGATCGTTGGCACTGTCGCGAAGATGACGTACAACGGGCTACCGCTGTCGGTAAGCGCTCTCGATGAGTTTCGTGTCTCGCAAGCTACGTACATCGCAGAAGCGACAGAATACATGACCACCACATTCGGAGAGACGAATGTGAATAGCTCCTTACAGATCAAAAATCTGATGGTCAAACTCGGTATGAAGATTCCGAAAACCGTCAAGTTCGTGCAGAACAAAGAGACAGGCAAGAAAGAACGACAAGTCAAAGAGAGCACAGGCGCAGACTTGCTGCAAGCTATCGCAGATAAAGGGCTAGCCGGAATCGTCGCGAACGGTATCATGGAACCGCGTCCGAACGAGACTGATGAAGAATTCGTAGCGCGAGCAGAAGGCGCGGCGAAGATGGTTGGTACTGTCGTCAAGCTACGCGAAGCGACGAAGCGCGTCGGCATGTACAACGAAGAATGGATTACGAAGTTTCGATCGAAACGCGGTCGCATTCACGCGCAGTTCCGACAAGCAGGCACAGCCACGCTGCGCTTCGCGTGCTCGGAGCCGAACATGCAAGCGTGGCCGAAAGATATGCGCGGTGTTATCGGTGGCGAGCCGGGAATGAAGATCGTATCGAGCGACTTTAGCCAGATCGAAGTCGTGATCGCGGCTGAACTTGCGAACGATTCTGCGCTACTCTCGCTCATCGAGAAAGGTGGCGACACGCACGCGATGGTTGCCGCCTACTGTCTGAACAAGAATCAAAGTGCGGTAACGCAGAAAGAGCGCCGCGCGTTCAAGTCGGGAAACTTCTGCCTCATCTTCGGCGGCTCGCCCGAGACATTGCGAGAGTATGCGCTAGCGAAAGGCGCGGTCGATCTCACCCCGGCAGAAGCGCAGCAAATCCACGATATCTATTTCGAAAAGTTCCCCGGCTTGCGCAAGAAGAAGGAACTAGCGCAAGAGCGCGCGAACGATCGCAGTCGGCAAGTTGTGGAAATTCGTCTGCGCTCGGGCGGTGTTCGTCACTTGCTGCGCTCAGAGGGCAAGCTAAAGAGCACAACGATCCTGAACACCGAAGTTCAGGGTAACGCCGCTGCCGGGATGAAATTCGCCATTCTGGAAGCGAAGAATGCCGGACTTGATATGTATCTGTCTGCGACTGTACACGATGAGTTGGTCGGCGTCGTTCCTACGCAGTACGCCGAAGAGTACGGTCGCGAACTGCAAGCAGCGATGATACGCGGTATGGCGAAGATTCTCGAAACGCCAGCGCGTACAGGATTGTGGATCGGCAACTTCTGGGACTAATCGCGAGCACGGTGTGGGAGGTGCGAAATGTAAAATGTTGCGAACGCTTCACACGAGATGAGTTCCCGATCGAAGCTTGCGAACGCGAGCGACTACGAACGGAGGAAGCTCAGATGATCGACTATCAGAATTATCACTGGTGTTACTTCGATTACAAGGACGGCTGGGTCGGCGTGCGCATAGAGCCGGAAGATCGGATGCGCGTCAACGCGATCAAGTCCGTAATTCCCGAGCGCGAACGAATCTACTTGCGCGACAAGCGCACCTGGATTTTTCTCGCGAAGTGGACTCCTCACGTTCTGGAAATTGTTCGTCGGCATTGCGCCGGATTCAAGGTCATTCTCCAGATCGAACACGCCCCGCTGTTGCAGTCGCTCTTACTCGGTGCGGCGCAACTAACGCTTCCAGACGACACGGCGCAGCAGACAACAGCGACCGAGAGCGCGCCGCGTGGCGTCGTCTTTGGTACGCCTGAGCGCTTAGGCACGAGCGGCAAATAGTAGACTGCTCGCTCATCTCGTGTTATACTGTTAGAGTCGAATTGACGACGCAAGACGCTAGTAGGAGAGCACGAGATGAGCGAGCGAACAACCGCCGACGCGAGCGACGATCAGTTACACGCGCTTATCGATGCGACGATGCGCGCAGTCCCGGCAGAGATTAGCGAAAGTTTCAAACTCTCTGCGAAGTGCGCGCCAATGAATCTCGCGATCGATCTGCTCCCGCAAGATGCGCTTGCGTTGCGACAGTACGCCGGAGATTTCATCCACGCGATCATGGTCTGGGAAGATGCTATCGTTCAATTCTCCGCAGAGATCAAGAACGTGCTCGCGACAAACAACGGCGAAACGCTCATGCAGCGAATAATCGAGATTAGCCCGCGCCGCACCGAAGCGTATCGCGCGCTCATCGAAGCGACGGTAGTCGATTGGCGATTGGCGTTGCTGACTGCTCCCGATCTGTCGATCGCAAACTTGTTACATTGGCTTCCCGAATACGCGGGGCGAGTGACGGAGATCAAGCGCGATGAAAAGTCTAACGATCCAACTGACCGATGATGAGATGGCGCAGCTAGCGACGATGGCGCAACATCAGCGCCGCCGACCCGCTGATCAAGCTGCGCATATCATCTCGATACAAGTTGAGCAGTATACAGTTTTCGAGAAGCTGGAACCGCTCTGGCCCGAGTCGCAAACAGCGCTGCCCGCAGCGAGTGAAGCGATCACCTATCCCGCTCCCGAGGGAAAAGTGATCGATATCGACAACGGGGCGATCCCGTTCGAGCAGCGCGTGGCGAATCGCATCGTGTACATGGCGACAAGTCTCGGTATATCGCCGGAAGAGCTTACCGTCACGCTCGGTTACAGCAGCAGCGACGGTAAGCAAGTCGAAGTGAACGCCAGCGCAGCCGAGGTATAAGATGAGCAGCGAATACGAAAAAGCGAAAGTATTCGCTGACTCGGCGGAAGCTGTGCTGAGCGTGGTAGAAGCGGGAGTACGCACGTTTACCACGCTCAGCACATACACTCCGATCGAGACAGACGAGATCAGCACGGCTGTTGTCGCGAAGATTCGTGAAGAGATAGCGAGGTATGAGCGAGATGCGTTGGACAGTCTGGGCAACGGGCTTGGCATCGCTCGTAAAAGATCAGATAACGATCCGCAATCTGATCGACGGGCAGACGGTGAGCAGCAATAAGAACGCGGTGCGTACTGTCTGCTTCGCGCTGACGGGTGAAATACACGAACTGGCGAACGAGCTTGGTTGGAAGTATTGGCGCAAGAGCGAAGCGCCCGACGTCGCGCGCATTCTCGATGAGTTCGCAGACGTTACCGCGTACTATGGTACGCTCGCTTCGATCGTGATGGATCGCTGCAATGTCGGTCCCGAAGAGCTTGCGGCGGCATATACGAAGAAAACGCGAATAAATCTCGAACGTCTCGCGGGAAACGTCAACGGCTTCGTGCCAACAATTCCCGCAAACGAGACGCAAGAGCCGATCGAGCCGACGTGGGCCGAGCTTCACGGATTGGCGAATGTGCGATGACTGTCGAACAGATCGCGTGGGCGGCGTTTGCGTTTGGTATCGCGACAGGTATGGCGGTTATGCATCTGTTGCACTTGTATCGAAATAACGGAGATTAGCTGTGTTCGAGCGAGATCAGATCGCGTTAGTCGCGGTCAACGGTCGCAAGCAGCGTGCAGCAGTTCTCGCCATTCTCGATGAGCGCGCGAGGCAAGATCGTCGCTGGGGACAGCAAGATCACGATCCCGTATATTGGGCCGGGATTCTCATGGAAGAGTTGGGAGAAGTAGCGCGAGAAGCGATCGAGATCGTACCGTTCGCGGAGAGAGAACAGCGCACGCGAGACGAAAGTTTAGCACGATTGCGGAAAGAGACGGTGCAGCTAGCAGCGGTCGCAGTCGCGCTCATTGAGTGGATCGATCGACAGCCGGTGACAAATACATAAATCGCGATAACGGCGATTATCCCAAGTAGGAGGTCCGTGTGTCCGCACATGTCGCTATGTATTTCTTCAAGCCTCCCGCACCGGAGAAGGACGGGACGCGCGTCCTGATCGCAAGCATCACCGGCCCTTACCCGTTCCCGCGACAGGAGTACCTTGTGGGGTGGACAGAGGAGGAAGGCGGCGGCTGGGACATCTACGAAGGCAGAGAAGCGGTGAGTTGGGAGTCGAGGAGGAAGGACGGTGCCTACAGCCGTGCGTGCCGTGAGGCGATCGACCTCGCAACCTCACTCGCATCAATCCGTGGGCGCGAGTGGCTGAGTAAAGCCTAGTTGGGATAATGCCTTTTATCGAGACTGACGGAGCGCTTATGTCGAAGATCGAACCGGCGTTCTTGAATCTCTGCGAAGAATGTCGCCGCGAGCACGTCATACTATTCTGGATAGGCGGCTTGTGGCGGTGCCCTGTCTGCGCCGAAGCGATTCGTAAGTATGTGAAGGAGTCGAAATGACGAACGAGCTATCGCCGCCGATCAAGTATCAACTGCTACCGATCCGCGAAGCTCGCGAAGAGTATCCCGCGCTGTGGGCAACAGCAACGGACAAGTTTCCGTGGATGACGCCAGCACAGCGCGCGGAAATCGTCTCGATGATCGTCAATATCTGCTCAGCGTGTCACGCCGCGCCGAGTACGTGTCGCTGCTGGAAAGACGATTAGAACGTGTCGCCCGCACGATAGGACGGCTCACCACGAAAGGAAGCGCGATAGATGAACACTGACATAGCGAACTTGTTACAGACGATCACCGTCGCGATGGACGAAGAGCGCTGCCAAGTGCAAGAGTATATGCCGACTCGCGATCATCAGCGTTCGGTCTACTTCCATATTACGGAAACACAAGGCGGATCGAAACTTGCGATCCGCTATCACAATAATCCTAAAGCTCAGACGCCGCCGATCGTGCTTATGGATGTTCACTCGATCCCGTTCGCCGTGCCGACTATCGAAGAGTTCGCACAGTTTGAAGCACTGATCGAACGCGCTCGTAACACCGGACGATTTCACAACGGACTCGCACCGTACTTGCAGATCGGGACCGTGATCGAATTCAGCACGACAGTAGGAGCATAAGATGAGCGAAACATCTGCGATACGGATCAAGTGGGCGATCACCGATGAAGCGCAAGAGCGCATCGACAATTCCCCGGCTAGCCCGACAGCGACTCGCCCTATCCGTTTTCGTAAACTTACGGGAAAGCTGTACGTGGTGAAGAAAGCGAAAACGTTAGTCGTCGGAAACTTCGGCACGGGCTACTTAGAAGCGGGCGACGGTTATATCATCGTCGCGGGCCAAAAGGTGCTGCTGACTGCTGAGCAGATCGCCGCGCTCGAACGGGGTAGCGATGAATAACGGTACTAGCTGGCAACCTCTGTTCGGAGATTTATACCGAGCGAGTGAGCGCACCGTAAAAGAATTGCAAAAGCTGATAGCCGACAACGTAGGTGTCGGCTATCAGCTTTACGAAGAGACACCGCGAGATTTATTGAATCGGGTTAGGCGGCACCGGGCCGGGTTCCGCGATCACCGTGCCGCTCGAATCCGTTATCTCGATCGTGTCCGTTACTGCCGGTCGCGTCTGTCGCCCCACGATCCACGTAGCTCCCCACGACACGATGCCCGATATCACAAGCCCCAACGCAAGCTCCACCGGCTCGGGTAGCGGCGTGTCTTTGATGACGTAGATTTTCAGAAAGTAGATCACGACGCTGGCGGCGGCTGCTGCATAGCTCGCGCCTTGCACCTTTCGCGCGGTCTTGTCGCTCGTCATCTGCGCTTGCATTCACTCTCTCCGATCGCTCATGATCACGGATACACCTAGACGAGCATCACGAGTCTATGGTTCGAACGCTGAGATGCCGCTATCTACGGGGAACACCATGCGATCGTTCCCGTTCGCGGTATTCGGAACTTTCGCGTTGACCATCGCCTTGATCGTTGCCGAAAAGTCTGAGAGAAACGGCGAAGCACCGAAAGCATCTTCGATGCCGAAGCGCTCTAGCAGATTGATCGTGGCTTGTATGCCGTCAGCGGTGCAGAAGTGCAGCAGATACAGCCCGCCGCCTGTCTCGGGTCGCGTGACGAACGTGTACACGACAACAGGGATGGACGTATTGATCGACGGCACGAGCAACTTGACATTCGGTGGCGGGCCGGTCTGCGTTGCGTTGTTGAACACGACAGCGCCAGCAGGGAGTCCGTTCATTTCCACTCCTTTTTCGCACTGGCCGGGAGCGCTTCGTACTGACCGCGATGAAAAATATCCGGCGCTCCCGCGTTCCCGACCCAGATCACCGACTTTTCGCAGATGAGCGCTTGTGCAACTTTCGGGAGAGTCGGCGCGATCGACGTGAGATCGATCGTCGCTTCGTAGAGTTTGAGTCCGAACGCATCGGGCAGTCCCGCAGCAGCGAGCGCAACGCGACTGTTCTCGTATGTGTCGCTGAGAATCATCGAGAGCGTCTTTGGTCCGATGTTCGGCGTCACCGCGAGATCGTGATACAACCGACTCCACGGAAAGTTCGGGCCAGGACAGTTCGGGCGCGTCCTGCCGTTGATCTGAAAATGCCCGATAACCGTCTGCTTCGAAGCTGTCAAGCCGTTCGCCGCCAAGCGCTCTTTGACAACTGCGAGCAGCCCTTGATACTGTGCTTCCGGCCACGACTCGAACGGCTTCCCTTCGCTCTCGATCGTCTCGGTGACTTCGTTGACGTTGATCTCTGCTTCGACTGTTTCGACAAGCCAGCCGATCGAGCGATCGTACTGATCGACGTCACCATTAGTCCACGGAGAGTCGCTGAACTGCACGTACTGATCAGCCGGAAGCCCAACGCGCGGCATACCGACATTCGATGACGCTTGACTAGCCGGGTTCGCGAACCAATCGCGCATCGAGCCGATCGTACCGTCGCTAATGTGCAGCACGATCGCGCGAATCTTGTGACCGTTGCGACCGTGATCGCCGCGCGGATATCCGAAGTTCGGTGACGGAAACTGCGTGTACTGCATACTCGCTTCGCCTTTCTGTAAAAGCTCGTTCGCAGTCTTGACGATAGCTGCGGCGTAGCCGTTCGCGAGACTGCCGAGAGGTACGCTTTTCGTAAACGCCCAGACACCGTTTACGAAGTCTCCTATCTTGCGCACTGTCCCGGCGATCTTCTTCCCGTCGATGCGTAGCGCGTTCACTTCGACATTGCGAATGGCGAGCGATCGAAAGCCGCGCCACTCTTCGGGCCAATTCGCGAAAGTTCCGTATCGATAGTTCCCGTGATGCGCGAGCAGCGCGCCCACACCAGCATCGATCGACGCGAACGAGTGACCCGCCGCGCCGTCATTCGTTGAGCCAATACCGGCGAAGTTGAATTGTTCCGGCTTGACTTGCCCGCCGAAACGGAAATTGCTCGTCTCATGACAGACTTGCGCGCACAACGCAGCTTCCGCCATCCCCGTGACCGCGCACCAGTGTCGCAAGCTCGCAATGAACTGCTCCACTTGTACATCGGTATACTTGCCACCGCGCAGACGAGCACGAGCTATCGCCGGATCGATCGGCGCTTCGCTCACCCACGGCGTATCGAGTGTGATCATTGCGACTGCGCTTTCGCTTCCTCTTGCGTGAGGATACGACCGTCCTCGGTAATGCCCTGATCCGGCGTAAGTTGATAGCGTTGCATGAGATACTTTGACCACGAATCGAGCACGCTGCTGGCGTACTGCTGCTGCGTAACAACGTAGCGATGGTGCGCAAAGTCGTCGGCGGTCAATCGACGTTCCGGCGCTACTGTTTGTGTGTCTCGCGAAGCGTCATTTTCGGGAGCGGCCATCGTCATTACTCCTAATCGTCTACTCGCCCTATCTCGCTCGAATGGAGCAGGCGATATCGCGCACTCAGTTCGCGCTTAGCGGCGCGACGTGTCAAGTAGTCGTTGAACTGATTGTACACCATCGAGGTGAGAATTGCCAGCAGCAGCATCGTAGCAGCCAGCCCGCGAGCGCGCGGCGCAGTAGAATTAGCGTTGGGAGCGATTGCGAAAACGACGCCGATAAGAAAGTACGAGACAATCTGAAAACCGTCAGAGACGACTCTACGATACGATCCACTCGCGAGCGTCAATTCCAACGTACCTCGCTTCTTCGCTCGCTTGCGTTCCTGATAGATATCGTAAGCATTGATGATCACGCTAAGCAACGCAGCGAACGATGCGACGATCACCAATCCCTCAATGAATGAGACAGTGCGCCAGAGCGGGTAGGTCAGGAAGTCGAAAAAGGCTTCCAGAACTTTACTTAGACTCGTGTTCATTCAGCACTTTTCCCTCTAGCACGCTTATTCGCGCATCGAGAATCCGATCGCGCATCCACGCCTGCCGCAAACGCTCTTCGCTGTTCGCTTCGTAATGTGGTGGCGAATTGCGAAAGATTCGCCACAGCCAGCGATGAAATCTCATCGTGTCGTCCGTCGCGCTTCCAGCGCTACCAGCGCTCGATCCAACTTCGCTCCGTTCGCCTCGGTCAGTCTCGTCTGCACTTCCAGGCGATCGGTGAGCTTCGATATTGTCGCCTTCTGATCGTCCATCTGCCGCTGCTGCGTCTCTGCCAGCGTCGTCAGCCGTTCGATCTTGTCGCCCTGATTCTCCGCTATCTCTTGCCAAGAATCTCGCTGCTTCTGCACTTCGCCATAAAGCCAGCCCTGCACGATGTAGCGCTTTTGAAACGAGATAAACAAGAAGATTATCCCGAAAACGAGCGCGGCGATCAGTCCATACGTCCCGCCGACTGCGATACGATCTACTGCGCCCGTTGGATCGGTCATACTCTCTTATTTCTACGTGCAGCGTATCCTCTGCCATGAAGTCCTACGCTTTCTCTGGCTCTGCGATGTGTGAAGAAACCGGAAGAGAGGAAAGCGTACTCGCGATATTCGCTCTCAGCGCCTCTAATTCCACCATCTGCTTCTCTAGCAACGCTTTCGCCGCCGCGACGTCTAGCACATCTCGCGCTGTTTGCTCTCGCTGCTCGCTCGCCCCGATCGTCTTACCTTCTGCGAGATTCTGCGCCGCGATCGTTTTCGCCATCTGCGTCATCCGGCTATTGACGTCTACGTGAATAGCCTGTACCTGATTACTTACCTGTTGCGTCTTGATCGAATTGAACAGTTGCACCATGAGCGCAGCACCGAAGCCGATCACACTGACGATAATCGGCGTACTTTCGGAATTGCCACGCGCCGAGATGATCACGACAGCCGCGAGAACAGCTATCGACACGATCACGATCGACAAGTAGACAGGCCAGAGCGAGTTTACCGGAACGGGTGGTGCGAGCATCACATCGTCCGGTGTAGTGTTCACGACTGCACTCTCAATAGCTGACATACATCCTCCAGATTACGTAATTGCGCGCCATCTGCGCCCACTCGCACGCAGCTTGTCTGCATACGACTTGCTCCCACCGCTAGGCACCGCATCAAGCATCTTCGTAAGCTGCCCTAGCAGCGTCAACCGTTGCGTGAGCGCGGCGAATTGCTCAACGCTGATCGGAACTCGCGTCGTCACAGGGAACGGGTTTGGTATAGGTAATCCGGTAGCTTCGTTGATCTGTGTCGGCTGCGAAGTTTGCATGTACGTTATTGCGCCTGCTGCGCGGTTTTCTTCCGTGAATGCGGGCAGCGCGTCATCGAGCAACGCCTTACCGCGAGCGAGCAGCGCGAGAATATCGAGATTGATCAGATCAAGATCGTTGTTCAGCGCATCGGCGTCCATCGTTATCTCCTGTCCGTAGCTTCTAACTTCGTCAATCGTTGCTCTACACCGTCTGCGAATTCTTGCACTCCGCGTAGAAGTGCTGCAATTAGGGGCATAGTGTTGATACCCGACGTTTGTATGCCTTGATCGAGATGCGTATCCCCAACAGTAATATCCAAAACTACTTCGGGAAAGTGCTCGCGCACTTCTTCTGCGATAAATCCTAGTTCAGTATCCTGCGTTTGATTAGTCTTACGCTTGAACGTCCTGGCACGAAGATTGCGCCATCTTCCGGCGTCTTTCGGTGCGTCGGCAATATCTTCCTTTAGTACGCGCCCAGAAGGGACAAGGACACCGTTTACGTATAAATTCGCACTCGCAAGATTGTAATACGTACCATCGTAACTCAGGTAACGGTATCCTCCACTTTGATTTCCTAGAAAAAGCACTCCCACGGCGGTGTTGCGATGTGTAAGAATATCAACGGTACTAACGTTCACAATGCCCCCGCCGGTCATAACACCCGATCGGTCGTGGTAGAGCGTGACGCCGGATGTATAGTCGCCTAATCCCCAGTAAGGATTGAAATCTCGAAATCCAAGATCGAGATATCCACCGGCTGCGCTAAAGCCATCAATATCTGTTTGTAGTCTAATACGCGATTCCCACCAAGTGGAAGCGCCGCCGTTCGGCCCACGGAAAGCAGTTACCTCAAAACCCAGAACATTCACGCCTGCGGATACCGGAATCTCTTTTCGTTCGAAGAAAGCTTGCTGCCCTGCGGCGTTTCCCAACGTGCTTGCATGACGATGACGGAAATTCGCAAATGTCGTGCGAAAACCGAGCGCCGACTGCAATTGCAGATTATCCGCCAGCAGTCCTGCGCTACCGAAATTCACCGTCATTCCAGTAGTGTTCGGCGTGATGCCTAATTGACTTGTGCTATTCGCTTGAAACGTAAAATAGTTTACTACGGAATTCAATTCATAGATGACTTTCCAACCTACTGCCGCCGTGAGAGCGTGAGTGATCAACTTCGTTGTTGTGTCAAGAAGCATTCCGGTGACAGCGGCGGCGGTGACTTGAAACTTCAAACCACTCGTGCCGTTGTCAAAGATATCAATCGCGTGCGTATTCGCGTCGTTGCGAATATACGTACCGCTATCGAGAAGCTGTACACGCGCAGCCGCACCAGAACTATTCCAAATACGAATACCATCACCGCGAAATGTGCTTGATACAACGCTTGATCCCGTGCTGCGATAGACGTCTATGCCGCTGCCGGTAAAATAGCTACGTGGATTCACGCCATCGCGGTAAAAAGCCATGCCAGTTCCGTTGAGCGCCATTAGCAGCACGCTCGAATTATCGTAAGCACGAATCATCGAATCGAGGCCGCCGTACATACCGATCGTACCGTAACCGACGTTAGGCGTGCGAATGGTCGAAGCGAGGACGAGATTCGCTTCCAGTGCAGCAGCAGTGACCGTGAGCGCGACGAGATTACGACCGTCTACCGCGCCGACTGTTCCTGCGATCCAATTTGGCGAAATCGTTCCCGAGCCTTGAATGTTATACGCTTGCACTTTGTAGTAATAAACGGTCCCAACTGCGCCGTTTCCAGAAAAGAGATCGGGCCACAGATAGCCGTCAATGTCTGCAATAACAGCAGCACCCGCACCGCCTGCCGACGTCGCTCGCCACACTTGAAAACGCAACGCACGAGCGACAGCGGTCCAACGAACAATGATCGCCTCACTCCCGCTCGCTGTCGTGACGTCGGGAGCAGCGGCGGGAACGCCGGTCGGTACGACGCTGATTGTCGCAGCAGGAGATGCGGCGCTAGGATTGCCGAGCTTGTCTACGCCGATCAGTGTAACTGAGATCGTGCCGACAGGCGGAACAGACTTCGTGACAGTCGTACCGGGATACTGGATGCGCTCTTGCCCCGCGAAACCTGTTCCCGAAAACGTTACGAGCGTGTAATCGTAATCGTTCGGAGAGGGATAGGTGTACGCCGGTAGCGTGACAGTAACATAATGTATCTCTCCACCAGTCGGCGGGTTTTCTGTCGATTGGGAGAGCGTTGGCGCAGTCCAAACGTTCGGCGGTGTCGTATCGAGCGCGGGCGTAGCGACAGTGATTGCATACGGCCCGCTATACGTTCCCGCAACAGATGGGAAGCGCGTCCCGACCACATCGGAATGCGAGATCGGTGCGACTGCGACGTAGTAGTTTCCCGCTGCACCGGCCCACACGAAACCTGTCGGACCATCGAGCGTGACGAGTCCCGCACCGCCCGAGCTAGTCGCGATGAAGTAGCGAAAATGATCGAAATGATTTACATCGAACGTGCCAGCCGGTGTGATCTTGATCGCGCCGGGTATCGTCAGATCGACTGTTATCCCAGTGCAGATACCCGGAGTGATATTATCGGTCGCGGTTACGAAAACTCGCGTATCAAGCCCGACCGAAACATTCGCGTTGCGCGCATAATGACCGCGCAGTCTCACCGTGATCGAAGCATCAGGAGGGAAGTCGCTCGCTAACGTGATCTGCTGAGCGCCGCCGAGATGCGGTGCAAAACCAGATTCGCGCCACTCGCCCGCGCCGACTTTGAACGAAGCGGTATACCCTTCTGGGAACCAGCGATCTTCTACCGCGTTGAAATAAACGACACCATTCGCGAGAATCGATCCGGGACTCGTGATCAGATCAGACGTCCACGGCACTGTTGCGAATTGCGGATCGGGTAGACTGCCGTTCGTCTCGATCTGCGGAGCCGGGTTCGCACTCTGTATGTGTCGCTCGTACCGCTTCGGCCCCGCAGGATCGTTCGTGCTCGATGAGATGAGAATAGTATCGCCAGCTTCGGTGCCGGAAACGCCGCGCATCGGTACGGTATCTTCACCCGTACCGTTGATCGTCACTCGCGCTGCGATCGTACCGCCGACAGAATCTTTCTCAACGCTCGTGACGACAGCCACGCTATAGCTCTTCGCCGTTTCGAAAAGAGGCGTACTCTGAGCTATGATCGCATCTCGCAGCAGCAGCGTACCTTGTCGCATCTTACAGTCCTAACTCAACGAGCGTGACAGACGTATCCCACGTCACGCCACCATCGTCCATGCCGACTTGAATCGAGAAGCTTGCGACAACGAACGTAACGCCGATACCGTTCCCGCCCAGATCAATTTCGGGGAGATTGACTAATATGCGTTGACCGATCTCCAACCACGGGAGCGCACCGAGCGGAGCGGCTGCGCGTCGTCTCGTGTTACGATCGCGATACGTCGCTTCCGCAATCGCAACCACACCCGACTCGTCAAAGATCGACACATCGCGAAGCTCAACGACTTTACCGAGCACAGCAGGGATCGACGGATACACAGCCGAATATACACGCAGCCCCGCCACCAGTCGCGCGGTGATTTTGACTTGCGAGACGGCGTGCGCCCCGGCCCAGTTGAGCGTAAACGGCGCAGTCAACATCGAAGAATCGACAGTGAAATATGGCACGGTTGGCGTGTACGCCGGGTTCGTCGGCATCGCGTCGATCGTCGCCTTGTTCGCAGCATCAAGCCAAACGCGTAACAGTCCTTTAGCTGCGATCGAATTGATCGCCGCGTTCGCATCTGTCGGCGCGATCGGGAGATCGCCAATAGCGGGCGTCTGTATCGCCGTACCGTTCGCTTGCTGCGCGATAGCGACTTTCGCAGCAGGCATTCCCGCTTTCTGCGTGAGCAGATAGCCGAGAGCACCAGCGAGATCGCTCGCGTTCTTGCTGCGAAAATTCCCTCCGATCTGTGCTGCTAGCTCAGCTTCTAAGATCACCATCTCGTTCAGCTTCGCGCGCTGCGGATTGCCAGCAGGATCGCGATCCATCTGCACGATACCGAAAACAATATGCCGCATCTCTTTCGGCCCGCCGACAAGCTCAGCGAGATTGAGTGTCACGACGTCAAGATTTCCCTGCCGATCGCTGAAACGTTGCAAAATATTCCAGTCGGGATTGCGCTCCCAGCGTAGCCCGCCCGTCGTCGGATCGGAAGGCGAAACTTGGTTCGAGTAGATGATAACGCCCGATCGAATAACTGGCGTCCACGCTTTTCTGCGGAGCTTGATCTGATCGACATTCCACCCTGTTTGACTCGCTCCGCTGTTCTGGAAAACTCCCGTAAAACCATCGGGTATCACACTATCACCGATCGAGTGCGCCGCGAGCGTCGTACCCGTGATCGGTCGTGCGCTGATGAGCAGCGTATCGCCGTCTTTACCTGTCCACTGCATACGTTCCGTGCCGATTTTCAGAAAACCGGACTCGGTGTACGCATCGATGTTATCGACAGTCGCGCGAGTAGATGCGGTAGTCATCGGCAGTTTGAGCTTCGGAGCTTGATACGCGCCGAGATCGACCCACCAATAACCAACTTCCAGACCGCCTGATGGGAGCAAGCCGACGTGAGGAAAATTCTCAGTTGTCCACGCGCCCGTACCGAGCGGGCTACCTACGGTGCCGCTACCGCGAATCAATGCAGTATTCGCAGCCCACGCGAAACCGTTCGTAGAAAAGTCTACTTCTTCGACTAACACGAGACTCGGATCGTTATAGTTTGTGCGCACCGGGTTCGTCGCGTAAGCAAGTTTCATCTTACCCGTGTTCGGTGCCCAGTACCAAAGAGGATTGAGATTTTTCATCTGCATGAGCGTCTTTCCCGTGTCACCAAACATCTGCTTGAACGTCGGGATATCATCAGTGATGATCACACTACCGAAAGCCGGGATAGTCCAATCCGGTGCCCCGCCGACAAGATCGAATGCGATGCGTTGACAACCTTGCACACCGCTCCCGTTGTCGTAACAAAGGAACAATCTGCGCTGAGCGTTACCTGGCGCTTGCGCTTCGTCGCTATATCCTGTCGCCACTTCCAGATTGCGCAATTCGTAAATCACATCGCCACCGAATGTCTCTCCTTGTTCCGTCGTGATCTCGATCTTCGCACCGCCCGCGTGCTCATCGCTGTTATACACAAACTCGAAACGCTGCCAATCCAGACCGAGCGCGAGCGGTCGAACGTCAAAACGCTGCGTATGCTCCGTAGTCGCGTCCGAGAGCATCAAGTGAACGCGCTTCCCGATCGAGAAAGGCGATCCGGCTTTTATCTCGATACGAACGCGCATCGGAACTTTTGGAGTAGCGCTAACGATCCATTGAATCCACGTAGAGAATGCAGGATCGGCACTCTGTCTGCTCGTCACTTGAAACCCACGAGTGCCGTCGCCATACGTCACAGCTTGCGTGAAGAGTCGCCCCGCTTCCGTTCGCTCAGCCGCAGTCCCTTCGAAGTACATTCCCGGTATTCCTGTCCACGTCGTGCCCCACGGTGTGACGTTGTGACCGATCCACAATTCCACAAAACGAGGGATACCGCCGACAGCGATCCCAGGAAGCTGCGGGCCGTAAAAACGCAAGAACTTGACAGTGGTACTGTCACCTATCGTCGGCGTGACAGGATCGGCAAAAACGTCTAACACGCTCACCGTGTCTACGTAACCATCGAGAATTTTCGTGGCTGCGCAGTTGTCTTGCGACACGTATTCTAACGGCGACTCTTCGGCGGGAACGGCGAGAATAGCAGTCGAAGCGTGAATAGAAGCGGAGCTAGCGAGATTTCGCCTGCCCATTCTGAGCGCATCGACTGCTTTCTTTTCCCAATAGCCGGTGTACGTCGCCACGCGCTGCCCGGTTTGCATGTAATCCATATCGAGTGTCTGTCGATCTTCACCTGAGAGATACGCCCACGCGACTAACGCCCTAGTGCCCCAGGACGCGGTAGCAGGATAGAAGTGCGATGCAATGACAGCTACCGCTAAATCGTCGCGCCACGTCGATCGTGATTCGTCTACCACTGTGAACGTGATCGTCGGCCCAACACCGTCATGATTGATCAGCGCACCGTCTGAGAGTAGCACAGTAGCGGTCATATCCGACCAGCCCGCCCCCGGCAACCATGCGAGATCGATCGTCGTCTCATCGAGCACGCCTCTCTCCGGTCCCAACCAGAATTCGATCTGGTGTCCGTCAGTCGCAGCGCGAGCAAGATCGATCGCTGCTGCTAGTTCCGGTGCGCTCAATGCTGCGCGTGGCATCTGTCCCCTAACTCTGTAGCACCATCGTAAACGTCACCGTCACGCCCGTGTATTCGTCGTGCTGCGTATGTATGCCTGGTATCGTCTCGTCCATGATCCCTGTAGCCATGACAAACGCACCAGCTACAGCACCTTCGGGGCGTTTCCACGTCTCAAAAACTTGTCTGCCGCTCAATCGTGCAGCAACGATCGTATTGTATTGCGTAGCGGTCAGCTTAGGGAATCTCCATATTACTTTTCTGTAAACAGAAACACGCGGCACACCTGTCGGAAACTTCCCTCGCTTGATCGTCTGCCAATCGGCATAAATCGGCTTCGGGATCGGGACAGGCGTTGTACCATTCGCGAGATAGAGCGAAAATGTTCCTGTAGCCATCTTACGCTCCCATGCCCTTCGCACCCGATCCCGCGCCGACTGCTGCGAAGTCTGCTGCTATCTCTGTCGCGATCATATCCGAGACAGTCTGCAAACTAGCATTATCAGCTTGCAAACTCTTGACTACCCACGTTCCATTCTCACCCAAGAATGAGATGTTGATACCTCCCGAGAATACGTGTGCGACCGTTTGTACGTTTGTCCCGGTGACTGTCGCAGCAACGTTTGTACTCTGCGGAGTGAAACCAGGAATACTGCCCGCGATCGAGGCGTAAGCCTGCGCGATATTCGCGCTGATGATGTTGCCTTGCGTCTTGTACTGCTCAGATATCGCAGCGAGCGCACCGAGCGGTCCCAAGCCTGCTTGAAACTCTGCGAGAACTTTTCCGATCGCATCGGCGGGCGAGACGTGATCGCCTTCGAGCGCCTTACCCGCGTTGAGCGCGCTGCCGATCGCACCGAATCCGGCTCCCGCGCTCTCGCCAAACTCTTTCAGCTTCGCTAGCTGCGCCTTATCGAAGCTCGCCGCGATACCCGCTAATTGCTGAACTGCATAACCCGTGACGGCGACAACGTTCGCAATCGCTTCTTTGCTCGGCGCTACGAAGTCATCAAGATGTGCGAAGCTCGAAATAGTTTGACCGACCAGACCGATCGCGCTGCCCGCACCTTCTGCATACTCGCCAGCAGCTTTCACCGCATCTGCGTTGATCTCTTTCGCAGCTTGTGCGATAGCGATCACTGTTGCAGAGATTACGGATTTTAGCTGCTGTATCTGCTGAGCACTAGGCGGTTGGAAATCGGAGAAATCTTTGAATCCGGCGATACCCGCGCCGATGAGTCCGACAACTTTCGAAGCTGCGTCGGCATATGTGCCAGCGGCAGCAACGCCTTTCGTATCAAGATCGGCGCTCGCTTCTTGAATCGCGATAACTGCGAGACGAGTAGCGGTCGCCAATTGTTGCAGCTTCTCTTGCGACGGCAGTACGAAATCATCTTCCGCAAGAGACTTGAACGCCGTTACGCCAGCACCGACCAGCCCGACGATCTTCGTCGCATTCTCAGCATACGTAGCCGCCGCCGCTACGCCCTTCGTGTCGCTATCTGCCGCAAGCTGCACGATCAGATTTACGAAGAATTGTGCAACATCTCGGAACGAGCGAACTGCTTGATCGGTCGGTCGCTCAAACTCTCCAAGCTTCGTCAGCGCATCGACACCAGAGCCGACGAGCGTCATGATCTTGATCGCGTTGTCAGCCCAGATACCGGCGTCGGCTACCGGGCCAGCTTCGCTATCCGCTGCGACTTGCGCGAAGAGATTGACAAGAAATTGCGCAACATCTCGGAAACTGCGCACAGCTTGATCGGTCGGGCGTTCAAAATCTCCGAGCTTGCTCAGCGCGTCAACACCAGTACCGAGCGCTTGGAAAATCTTCCCGGCACCGTCTGCCCACACACCCGCTGCCACAACCGCTTGCAGACTCGTATCCGCCGCAACTTGTGACATTACATTGACAACGAACTGCGCAACGTCGCGGAACGACTTGACTGCTTGATCTGTCGGTCGCTCGAACGTTCCGAGCTTCGTCAGCGCGTCAACGCCAGTAGAAACTAGCGAGAGTATCGAGCTAGCGTTATCGTTCCATTCTTGCGCAGCCTTCTTCGCATCGTCGCTTGACGGCTCGCCAGCAACGCCAGCGAACGCACTCATGATCGCCTGGATCGTGTCGCGCAGTTGCGTGATCTTCCCGGCGTTCGGTGTGCGTAGGCGGGCGAGAGCTTCGGTGGCTCCCACCGTCGCCGTAACTGCGCTCGCGATCGAGCTTGCAAATTCTGCGGCGCTCTTCGCACCTTCTGTGTCGATCTTCCCGATACCGGAAGCGATGCCTTCGCCCATCGCTTGCACGGTTTTTTCGACAGTCTTTATCGCGTCGTCACCGGCAGGACCGAGACTCGCGAACACTGACGACCAATCGGGCAGCGTGCGAAATGGCCCCTTCTCAGCAGGAGACGACGGCATATTAGCGCGAAGATTCGCGATAGCAGCAAGAGCACCGGAAGTATCAACATTCGCAGTAATGTTGAACGTTTGCGGAATGTTGTTGATCGTATTGATGAGATTCTGTACGATGTTCGAAGCGTTGTCGATCGCGGTTAGCGTCGTGCTGTGATCGTCAGGTAAATTGTCGATGTTCCCGAAAAGAATACCGACCTTCGTGCTCGCATTGTCAGTTGCGGTGAGTTTGACGTCTGAGACGAGCGCGCCGACAGTAGCCGCGAGAGTCTTGACATTGTTGAGGATAGGTGAAGCGTTATCGGTAGCGTTGATCGTCACTGTCTGCGTAGCACCAGCCCCGCCACCAGTGCCGATAATCCCCATCGCTTCTGCTGTAGCCGAGTCTAGCCCGGTCTTGACTAGCGACGGTTCGACAGTTACGGGAATCTTCACCGGCTCAGACAAGATCGCGCGAACCGCAGCGAGCGAAGCGTTATCAACCGCCGGTTCGAGATTGACCGGAACAGGTTTATCGACAATTGCCTTGACCGCAGCGAGCGAAGCAGGGTCTACCGCGATCTCGTTTCCCGCATCGGCAGCAGCGCGAGCCGCCGCATTCTGCGTGATAACTTCTTGCGCTTTCTTTGCTTCATTCGCCGCAAGAATATTTTCCGCGATCTCGCGTTCCTTCGCCGCGTTGATCGCAAGCTGATCGCCAATCTTCGCTTGCAAGTCTAGTAAGTGCTGTAGCTCGCCAACTTCTTCGGGCGTTATGGTGCCAGCTTTCTTGCTGGCTTCCAGAACATCGATGCGCGCCTGGAACTTCCCTGCAAACGCGGTAAGCTGCGCGTCTTGCGAGCCGAGAGCGCCGAATGCTTCATTGAGCGAGAGGATGATACCGCGCAGCTTGTCGATCGCGCCCGTCGAACTGGCAGCAGCCCCAGCGAATGCGGTGATACCCCCAGATGCATTGATCAGCGCTAAAGCATTCTGCGCACTCGCGAGCGTCAAACCCTGCGTGGCAGACTGCGCCGCACCGAGCACGTCTGCTGACTGCGACCACAGCGCTTGCTCAGCTTGCGTGAGCGGGATACCCTCTGCTTGCTTCGCCGCAAGTTGCGCCATCGCAGCGCTGAGCGGAGCGATTGCGGATTGTACGTTGCCGAGTGCCGACTGTTGCGCAGCGAGAGCATTCGTCAGGCGAAGTTTTTCCGCAGTCTGCGCCGCATCTACCGCAATCGCATCACCCGCAGCCGCCACATATTCTTGCAGATTGCGCGTGAGTTCTTGACTCGCTTGACCGATACCGAGTGCGCCCTGAGCGAGAGCGCCGCCGCCCGTAAACGGGACTTTTTGTTGCTGACCATTCATCTCGGTCAGCGCAGCCTGTACCCGCGCAAGCGCTTCGGCGTGTTCGCGCGCTGCTGCGGTCGCTACTTGCTCAGCTTCCGCCTCGCTCGTCAGCATCCGATCGCGAATACCTTGCTCGCTGTTCAGCTTCTCCCAAGCTGCGATCTGCTGAAATAGCGCGTCGGTAATCGCTGCGAGCGTAACTGCTTGTGGTGAGTTCGCACCACCCGCGTCCACTACACGTTTGTATGCCGCCGCTGTTACTTCTAACTGTGTGTGCAACTGCGCGAGCGTCGGCGCGGTCCCTTCTAAACCGTTTACCCAATCGTTCGTCGCTTGACGTGCTTTATCCGCACCGACAGAGAATCCGGTCAAGAAGGCGAGCAGCCCGTCAGTTCCCGAAACGTTGACTTTCTGAATAGCTGTCGCGAGAGGACCGCCGATCGCGTCGGCAGCTTCTTTCGTGCCTTTCGCCATCTCGTGCATCGTTATCGCGGTGCCCGCAGCAGCGAGTCCGACCGCAATAATCGCCGGTCCTGCGACAGTTGCAACAGCCGATAGACCACCCATCGCCGTAGTCGCTGCGCTCAGCGCTTGGAACGATTGAGCGGCGGTAGTGGCGAAAGTGATTACCTTACCCAACGCGCCGACGAGTAACAATGAGACAGCCGTAAACTCTGCGAAATGAATGATCACGCCTTGCGTTGACGGAGACAGATCGTTGAACGCCGCGAGCATATCGCGCAGCTTCGTAACGATCGCCAACGCATCGGGAAGTACCGCCGTGCCTAGCTCTTGCAGCGTTGCGGCGAACGTGTTTTTGAGTAGCTGCGCCTGCGCTTCTGCTGTCTTACCCATCTTCTCGTAAGCAGCAGAAGCGCTACCAGCAGACTTTGCGTTGAGCGTTAGCGACTCATTGATCGTCGGTAGCTGATTGAGCAGCGTGCTAATACCGGCAAGCGCCTGTTGATCGGGGAAAATCTTACGCAGCGCTTCGGATCGCGCGGCTGGCGAGAGCGCATCGAGTTTCGATTTTAGATCGGTGAGAATGTCCACCATGTTGCGAATGTTGCCGTTCGCATCTTTCGTGGATACGCCGATCTCTTTCAGCGCGTTTTGGGCGTCGGGCGTTGAGATTTTCGAGAGAGCATTCTGGAGATTATTGATGTTCGTGGAAGCATCACCGCCCTCACGAGTGACGCCAGCGATCAGCGCACCGAGAGTGTCGAAATCCACACCAGCGAGCTTCGCAGCTTGCGTAACCTGACCTAGCCCGTGCGCAAGTTGATCGCCAGAGACGACGCCTTTATTGATCGTATTGAAGAATACATCCGAGATGTGCGAAGCATCGGAGACAGAAAGCCCGTAAGCATTCATCACGCCGAGAACAGCCGTGCCGAACGTGTCGGCGTCTGTCGATGCGGCGATAGCACCTTTACCGAATTGTTCGGTGAGTTTGAGCGCGTCGGCTTGATTCGTCTCGATAGATGAGAATATCGTATTGAGCGATTCTGCAAGCTGTGTCGATGATTGCGCGATACGTGTGGACATTCCCGAAAGTTGCGACTCTACTTGATGCGTGTCTATTTCGGGAGCGATTGTGGAGATTTTCGTTACGGCGGTTTCAAGACTCGCCGCCTGTTTCGCCGCCGCGCCTAATCCGGCGATTATCGCAGTTCCGGCGAGCGTAGCAGCCGTGCTGACTTTGCTAAAACCTTGCGCCGCTTGTCCTGCTACTTCACCGAGAGATTTTACGGAATTGCTGGCAGACTTGGCGGCACCCTCGACAGCCTTACCCGCCGCCTCGCCCTCTCTGCCCATCTGCGACAGATTTTTGCCGACGCCCGCCGAATCGCGATCGAACTGACGAAGAGCAGCACCAGCAGCGCGCACGGAAGTAAGAACGCCATCGGTCTTTAGCTCGATACTCCCATGCGCGCTGCCAATGTCGATGCTCAAAAGCTAGCTCCGATCTACGCGACTTCTTCGACAGGAAAGCGGTCGAAGTCTGTTCGATACTTCATCGCGAAAACTTGCTTTTGATCAGCAAGCAGTCCGACAATCGAGTAGCGCTGTTTGCCATCTTTCGTGCGCTGCTCTAGCATCATATCGACCCATTTCCCGAATCTCGCGACCGTCATCGTGTACTGGTAGGCGATCCACTCGTCACGCGGATTGTTCAATCCCGCTAGACTCGCCGGGGTTTTCCCGTACATCTTCGCCGCTAGATGCTGTTCCCACATCACCCACCGGCCCGCTTCGGTCTGCACGAAATCGGGCAAGCCCAGCCGTCAAGCCTACCCCCCAATCCCAGATCGCGAACTTGTCGTCGGCAGACATTGCGGATATTGGGATACCGCCTTTCTCACCTTCGAACACAAATGTTGGTTCGACTAGCGCGGCTACGCACATCGCATCGATGTAGTAATTCAGTTCAGCAGTTCGCGTAAGCGCCTTTCCCGGTTCCTGCCCTTCTGCGGTGATACCGGGAACTTCACGAATAAGCATGTTCATTCCGCCCAGAATGAACTTCTCAACAGCAGCGATCATATGGTTAGGGATGGTGCCTTGCTGTGCCATGCGCGACAGATCGGGAGTACGCACGATGACGACTTTACCGCTCGGTAAAGTCATCTCTTCTTCGCCGTTATCGGCCCACTGCGCCGCATAGTCGAAGTTTGCACGCCGCTTGCGACCGTTACGATTCGCGCTCATCAGTACCTCCTTTTACAGAAAATAGAGAGCGATCGGGCGATCAGATGATGCAGCCCGATCGCTCTCAACGTGCGTAGCCAGCAGCGCTTAGGCTGGTGTCAGCGCTGTTGCGGTCTGATGGTGAATGCGCGTGATCAACTTACCAGAAGCCGCGCCCGCAGTCGGTGCGATTGCGCTCCCAGTAAGATCGGACTCATTGAACGCCTTATGATCGAAGCCGCCAGAAGGGAGCGAGAAACGAACAGCGTTGACGCGCAACCACGCATCGCCGCCGTTATTACCGAGCGCCTTTCCGGTAACACGGCAGTACGGTCGCGCTTGACCGACCACACCGTAATCGAGTGTCTGAATGACGTTCGGAGAGACGCCCGAGCTAACAACAGTCCCGCCCGTGATCGCCGCGAGCGCATCGAGATCGGTGCCTGCGCTATGCAGCGTGACGTCTGCTGTCGTCGCTGAGAACACCGTACCGACGACGACGCCGTACCCTTCCTCGTCGGTCTGATCCTCATTCACCGTGACGTCCATCGTCTGACCGTTCAGCAGTTTGATACCCGCCGCCACGATCGGAGTGAAAGACGCGTCCAACGGCTCGATCACGAGATCGGTGAGTCCGTATGGTAGGCTCGCATGTGTTGCCATTGTTCCTCCGCGTTGTTACGTCTCGCGCTACGATCGCGCAGAGTGTGAGCTAGCTCCGCTTCACGCGAAATTCGCTCTTATCGTCGCCGTTCATCAAGATCGCGACGTCCGATTCGTCCATTTCGACGGTGTGATTGTTGTCGCGATCGAAGCGATAGGTCTTGCTCGTGCCGTGCCATTCCGGTTCGATGAGTCGCGCAGTGTGGTTCTGACCTTCCTTCCACACCACGGATTTCGTCGGCACGGCAGTCGGGTCGGCTGGGATCGGAACGTTCCCGCTCATCTGTAGCTCCTATCTCAGTACCACGGCTTGCCATCGCGACCAGCCGAGTTCCGCGTCATTCAATGCGCCGTCTTTCAGATTCGGACCATCACCGGCCCACTGCAATTCATACACCCACAGTGCGCCCACTTGCAGATGCACACCTTGCAGTAATTCGAAGATGCGTGCTAGCGCTCCGTCGATCACATTGCGCCCCGAATACTGCCATAGAATGACGCGAAACGTTTCCGTAAGTGCGCGATCGTGCGTGGGGAGCGAGAACGATCCGTCATCTTGCACGAGCGCGGTAGGCTTGATCAGTCCTTGCGAGTCGAATGCTGTCGGGTAATCTTCTCGCGTCATTGCCGAAGCTTGCTCATCTTCTTGCGGCCAGATACCGCCTGCGAGACTCGCGAGCATCGTCCCGTCACCGTGGAGCAGTTGTGCGATCGGCACCCTAAGCACTGAGCATCGCCTGTAACATCGAAATGAACAACGGTCCGAACTGCACGATCGTCGGGAGGATCACGCGATACTTTCCGCCGTTGCACACTTCCAGAAAGATTCCATACGGCACGGTGTGATAGAGCGTAATCGTGATCAAGTCGTCAGCGAAGATCACGACTGTTGTTAGACCAGCGCGAGCATCGCCGGTTTGATCTTGCCACGGAGCGCTACCCTTCGCGGCGGCTTCCATCAGTTGAGCGACAGACGCCGCGACAGTTTTCGCTTTCTCCAGAACTTGCTCACCGTAAAACTCGATCGCGTCGGCAAGTTCTGACGGAGATCGTTCCCAGACAATCGCTCCGCTCATCGCGATACTACCTCTCCGATCGCTTCTGTTCGTGTTGCGCGATCGGGACTAACGGCAGATAGTACCCACGTCTCGCCACCTTCTTTCTGCAAACGATCTTTAGCTCGCAAGTCTGTTCCTGCGCTCGCGAGAATAAAGACGTTGGCAGCCGTTCCTGCGCTGTATTGACCGCGCTGCGTCGTGAATGCGGAAGAAGCTGCGTCGGTGATTCGTACCACGATGTGCGCGAGTTCCACGCTCCCCCGAAACCATGCGACTTCGGTCGGATCGTCAGCGATCTCCCGTTCCGCATCAGTAGCGCGAGCAGCGATGCGCGGAGCGAGCCAGCGATCGAGGCGTGAAGGGCTCATCAGAACCACCATTCAACAGGAACAGCAGCAGGCGGCGCGTTCTCTGTCGCTCCCTGCTGCTGTGTGTTGCGTTCGACTGTCGCTCGCGCGCTCCATCTCGTCAGGAGCGTGTCAAGCTGTTTGAACACATCGGATACTGCGTTGTTCGTGCCGCCAAGTGTGTAGCTGAAACGTCCCGCCGCTTCTGCTTGCAGTTCGAGCAAGCAGCTTTCGACCGTGACCGCGATCAGACCGCCATTCTGATCGAGGCGTGTCGCAAGCTCAGCGTTCGACCACGCTGGCGGATCGCCAGAATCGCCTAGCGCGTTGCGAACTTGTTCGACGGCGAGCGTTTCAGCCATCTACACACTCGCTTAGCTGATTCCGGTGATCACGCCAACCGATTCGGGTTCGACCAGCACCGGCAGTCCGGTTTGCCAGCCTTCTGCGGTGACACGCGGCGGCTTATCTTCGTGCGCTTCCAGACGAATAACGCGCCCAGGAGTCGCCTGACCCGCCGCGCGCCCGACTGCGTAGTAACCAAGCACGTTTTCCGCGATCGGGAACACGTCGTTTTGCGCGAAGTTCTGATCGATGATCGCCTGATCCTGCCCCGTCGTCCCTGCGAAGAAGAGCACCGTATCGGGTACGAAACGATGCGCCCCGGCGTAGTCGCGATACAGTTGATCGTTGATCTCGATCGGCGGCAGACCGTCTGCGTTCAGAACGCCGTTCAAGTCTGCGAGACTGATCAGCGGTCGCGGCTCGCTCGCAAGCTGACCGCCGGTTGAGACAGTGATACGCCCGCCGACACGCGCTTGCATCTTCGCGTTGCGTGCAAGAATAGTTGCGACCTTGCGAGAACCGATCAAGCGATTGACCGTGTACCCCTTGTCTGCGAGCGTTTGCACCATGCTGATGATATCGGGATACGGATCGGTCGCATCGAGCGACCATTGCGCCGAAGCTGCGACACGATGACCAGCCGGATTCGGATACGTCACCGTTTCCGTATATCCGTTGTCGCCAGTCATAACGACGCTAGCCGCGATCATGCAGTCCCAGCGCATCTTCTCATTGAGATCGAGAATCGCGCGGAGCACCGTCACATCGAGCCAGCGGATCATCGAGAGAACAGCGTCCATCGTCGGGCGCGTGCTGAGCAGGAACAGGAATGCATCGTAATCCTCGCCAGTGAACTGCCGAGCGATATCCTGATTTCCGAGTTCCACCAGCATCGAGCCGACGATCGAATTGTCGTCCTTGATCTGCGCGGGCGAGTAGCGCGTACCGCTGTTCGCGATCACGGTGCGATACCGGATCGCCTGCTCGCGATAAGCGTTCAACTGCACGATGCGTTCCGGCATGAGCGTTGCGCCCATGTATTGACGAGTCGGCGGGCCGAACTGCGCCATCGGATCGCGTGCGAGCGTTTGCACCGTGCCGTCTTGCTGCATCGTGCGAATGAGTGTGAGAAGGTCCATAGCTAGTTCGCTCCCTTCACACACTCGTACTGCGCACGGACTTTCGTCTTTAGCGCAGAAGAGAGAGCAGCGAATGTCGGCAGCAGGTTTTCCTTGACCACGGAACCGTGCCGATACAGTTCGCAGTCATTCATGTTCGCGGCGTCGGTGACGTCGAACACGAGCAAGTACACTTCGTCATCGGCGTCGGCAGCAACACCATACGGGGTGTTCGCGTCTCGTTCCGCGATCGTGCGACCGAGAAGCGTCCCGCTCGGAATCGTCTTGAACGAACCAGCCGGGACGTACCATGCGGTATCGCCCGAAACAAGCGCGGTCGGAATCGCGAGAGTGGTCAGCGACGTTGCGCCCGCAGCCGCAGCAGCGTTCAACGTCGCGAACTTGTTCGTCCCGAAATTCAGCACCGTACCGTTCGGAATCGCAGCGGAGAGCGCGGCGACAGGGACCGTAGTTGCAGCAGCGAGCGCACCCGCAGCGCCGACAACAACCTTGACCGCTGCCTCTCCTTGGAATTGTGCAGCATCGACTTTAGCCCCGCCCGCGATCATGTGTTCGCGATCGAGGTTGTCTCCGATCCATGCACGCGCGACGGAGTTTTGGTTTCCCTCAACTACTATGCGTGCCATGTGCTGTACCTCACGTCCCGCGTTTTGGCGGGCCTTTGTAAACGCTACCCATGTAGCCCGACACCGCTTGCGTGTTGTTACGCGAAGCGCCGCGCGAGCTAGACTGCGACGGGAATTGCTGTGTCGATTGTTGCCGCGTAACGCCGCCGTTGTCTTGCGTACCGTCAGAAGCGACAAGCGCCGGGAGATAAACGGACCAGTTCTTTTCCGCGTACTCGATCAACGGAGATTCTTTCCCATCTTCCGCTTTCACAAACGCAGCAGGAACTTTGGTGCCGTCGTTTTCGATCTCGCGCACGGACACTTCCAGAGTGCCGACCCGATCGCGGAGCACCGGGAGATTGAATCCCGCAGCTTCCGCAGCTTCGCGCAAGACCGAATCCCGTTTCATGTTTGCAGCATCGCTCGCAGCTTTCTCGCCGTCTGCGATCTTCTGCTTCACTTCGTCAGGCGTACCGAGTGCCTTGTACGCATCATACGCTGTCTTGTCGGCAGGCTCGATTACCGCTTTCTTCGTAATCGCTTCGCGCTCAGCAGCAAGTAGGCGTTCCGCTTCCGATGCGCGAGTGCGATACCGAGCGATAACTTTACGCTGCTTCCTCATCCACCCGCGAGTACGATCGAAGTAATCGCGAATGATCTGATCCGAGACAGTGTTACCCGTAGTCGGCGCGGCGGGCGGTTCGTCGTCATCGTCATCATCGTCATCTACGTTATTCCCGCCGCCGCTTCCAGAGCCGCTATCGGGCACGAAGAATTCCGAAAAACTATCGAAGATGACTGGCGACAGCAATCGATACATGCTTGCACCCTCCTGGGGTGTTGACGCGCTCCTGGCGCGCTTGTTCTGCGTACTCTCAGTCTACCACACAATTGTCAGAATGTCCACTCTGTCACTATACGTTACTTCTGTTCGATATTTTGCTCCTTTCTCGCCCGCTCTTCCAGAAATGATAGTGGCGTCAAGACGTCTGCGAGGGCATCTATCGCCTTCTCAATGTTTCTATGAAAGTTTGTGTAAAATATGTTCCAGGTAGCGAACGTCATTGTATTCTGTAAATCTGCTACGCCATAGTCCATCTGCGCGAGAAAGATGTGGAGCAGTTCGTGAATTACGTAATGTCGCCTATCCTCGGGAGAGCAGGTGTAAAAGTGATCGCTCATACGAACTACGGCGCGATTGCGCGTTTCCGAAACATGTATCGAAGCTGCTGTATCTTTCCCTTTCGGTGGCTTATGACTAAAGGTGAGCGTGTAATGATTGAGCAGCAGCAGATCGCGCATATTGCGAAACTCTTCGCGCGCCGCCTGGAACTGCTTTTCACGCTTCTTGCTCAATTTGTATTTCTTCTTCATCGATCCTCATCATGCGATAGCTGAAAAGCCGCCTTGCACGACTACCGAAACATTTTCCTCCCCGTCAATCAAGCGTACATCGTAAATATACGGGGCGGCTGCGGAGAGTACGGAGAGATCGTCAGCGTCTAGCGCGATCGTACCTTCACCGCTCGCGGGGCTAGGAACATCGAGCACCTTTTCCAGAACAACGGCGCGATACAGATCGTAAACTCTGAACGTCAGCGAGCACCCGAAGAGGTTCGCCAAAGCTTCGGAGCCGTCCGGTGCGGCGTCGTACACGGTGACGGTGCGCTCTAACGTCGTGCCGACGATCGCAGCGAGATTTACCCACGGTGTGTCTGTCATCGTATCCTTCCGATCTTGCTAATCTTCGCCGTGCGCACTAACTGCGAGTCTCCCGAAATGTTCCCTAGCGGCGTGTTCCCATCGACAGTCGCCCCGTTCTGATGTGCTGAAAACTGTCCCGCTACGCGCTCTTCCACGATGAAACCGCGCGCTCGCACTATCTTGACACCTGCTCGCGTGTTCCACGCTACCACGACCGTTCCAGACGCAAGGGAGCGTACTTGCCACGCAGTGACAAGATCGCGAGAACTGCGAGAGCGCAGCGCCCAGACGATCGAGCGTTCGGCGGCGCTAGTCGATCGCACATCCCACGCCATCGCCTGCTCGCGAGCGAGCGACGTTCGCACAAACCAACTGCTGCTCTGCTCACGAGCAACGTTCGAGCGCAACGACCATGAAATAGCTTTTTCGGAAGAAGCAACTAGCACCGCCACGAGAACATTCCAAGATAACGGTGCGATACTGACAACTATCGTTCTAACATGCCAAGCGATCGGTTCCGTCTGTGCAATGTTCGCGCGATCGTGCCACGCTACCGCCTTCGTCTGAGCGACAGCGGCTCGAACGTCCCAAGACAACGCAACTGTTTGACCGACAGTAACCTGGGAAAGCGTATTCCAAGCTACATCGATACTTTTCGCAATAATCGCACGATCGTGCCAGGCGATTTGTTTTGTCTGCGCTATTGCTGCGCGCGTATTCCATGCTAAAACTGCCGTCTGCGCTATTGCTGCTCGAACATGCCAAGCGATCGGTTCCGTCTGAGCAACAGCGGCGCGAACATGATACGCGAGCGCCTTCGTCTGCGCCACGGAGCTACGCACGGAAAAGGCGATATCTTTCGTTTGCGCAATCGAAGTACGCACACTATATGCGAGCGCCTTTGTCTGCGTGATCGCTGCGCGAGTGTGCCAATCTACTTGCTTCGTTTGCGCGATAGCTGCGCGTATGTGCCAGTCGGCTTGTCTCGTCTGCGCAGCGACGGATCGAATATGCCAATCGGCTTGCTTCGTCTGCGCAGCAGTAGCGCGTATGTGATAACTAAGTTGTTTCGTCTGAGCGATAGCCGCGCGTATGTGGTAGCTAAGCTGCTTCGTCTGAGCGATAGCGGCGCGAACGTGATATGAAAGTACAAGGTCTTGACCAACAGCCGTTGTGCCAGCGAGAGTAAATGTATCCGAAACCGCGCTCGATGCGTTTCCCTCCGCGTCGATCACGATCAGATTGAGCGTCTTTACGCCGCTCCCGCTCGAAAACTTCACGGTAAAGGATGTAGCGTATGCAAAAGCTGTCGAAGCTCCCGACGTCGCCTGCACGTTAGCATCATACGTCGTGTCAACATCGCCGTATAGCTTCATCGTGTAATTGAGTGGAAGCGGATCGGTAGTCGTGATCGTGACGGCTTGCGTTTGCACAGAGTCGGACGCGGCGATCACGTTGAGCGCAACACCAGCCGGTGCAGTAGTGTCAACGAGTACGCCCCAATTCGCCATACTGCGCCGCTCCTAAGAAGGTAGCGTTACTGTCGTTCGCGTCGTGAAGTTCGCGAGCGTACCTGTAGTACCGGCGACAAGTCCCGCGTAATCGACCCAGATACAGCCTAGATACCCATTCAACATCGCACCTTGTACAGCGTCGGTGAAAATGCGATCCATATCCGTATTCGCGTTACCGCCGCCTGCCGGTTCGCCCATCAGATAATACGCTTTTCCGTATGTCGCGGCGAGCACGCGCAACGCTTCCCACGGCGGTGCATCGCTCGGATTTGTCCACGGCGTGCCGCGACTGTCATTCATCCATGTTGACCACGGATACACGCGATCAAGCGACGAATATGCGGCAACTTGTCGGGGCCAATCGGTGCCTGCGGCTAACTCGCGCCGAAACGTTACATCGGTCTTGTTCGTCGGCAGCGAGCGATCGGTGCGCACGCCCCAGCTTGGGTGCAACACGAAAATCTCTGCACTCGGCAGATAGTCGCGAAAACGCTTGATCCACCATAGCATATAGCGCGTATGCGCATCTTCGTACCAGTTGATCCACGTCGCGTCGTCAGTGTCGTTGCTCGATCCGCCGAACGGTATATAGGAAGGCAATGGACAGACGACTTGATCGGCAACGAGTCCGGTGCCTGTCTGAGCCGGTGCAGAAAAGCCCCAATACTTGATGCTCGCGAGCGTCGATCCGTCGTAACCATCGGGCGGAAAATGCAGTTCCATCGAATATCCGCCGCCCACTTGCACCGCTTCGATCTTCGCGGTGTTGATGTACGGCACGCCGGAATCGAGCGTGGTAAAGATTTTCGTAATCAAGTCGTCGAGATAACCGCGCATCGTCGCTGAAAACACGTAATCGTACACATTCTGCTCGTTAGTCCCGGTGAAAGTTCCTCCGAATTGATCGGTGTGACGAACAGCGCCGGTTGCGACCCATGTAGGCGCATATTGCATCGCGATCTGAAAGATGACATAGCCACCGTTATCATAGATATCATTGATCTGCGTGCGCAAGTTGCCTAGTTCTGTCGTTGAGAGCGCGCCGCCGTTCGTCGCTTGCAAGCGATCCCAGAAAGCTTGCACCACCATCCATTTCTGATTCGCTGCTATCGCCGTTTGCTTCTGCGTGAGTGTCAATTGTTCTGAGCGATAGAAACCGTAGCGATAGCGAGGACGATCGCGATACCATGTGCTGTTGCGTTGCACCCAGACTTGTATCGAGTATTCTCCCGCAGATAGATTGAGCGCGCCCGCGCTCGCGTCGATCGTCGCTGTCTGATCGGTGTTCGCTGCGAGCGTCGTACCGGAGTCTACCGCCGTTCCGTTGCTCTCAGTTGTAGAGTTCAACCGAACACGCCACGCATCGATTCCGTAATCGGTTCGGAATGTCACGACGGAAGTAGCTTTCCCGCTGACCTTGCTGATCGTGCGTTCGGTTACACTCGTGATTCGTGCAGTCGGTGTAGCCGTTGCAGTCGTGACAGCTTCGCCGCTCGTGTTCGCAGTTGTGCCCGCAACATTTGTACCGCGCACGCGATACCAATACGCAGTGTTGTCGGCAAGCCCGGTGGCGTCTTTGAACAGCACATTACCGACGTTCAGCCCGTTGTACCCGCTCACCATGCTCGTGAAACCGGAATCGGTCGCCACATCGAGCAAGTACGCTTCGGGAGCGTCGTGCGAGCTATCGATCGCTCCCGCTGTCCAGTTCGCGCGAAAGCCGCTCGCCGTGATATTCGATTCGGCGGCGATCGTCGGCGTGTTCGGCGCGAACTTGTTCTGGACTTGTAATTGCTGCTTCGTGCCCGTAACGGTGGTGGACCATGTGATCGAAGGCGTCGTACTCGCCGTGCGCCCGTTCTGATAACTCGCGACAGCGCGGTTACGTGTGGTAGCCGATCCGCCTGTCGATGCAGCAGCGCTGAGATTCGTCCAGCCTGTCGTCGGTGTCGCGCTCGCGTTGCTGCTGACCGTCGCCGCATCGGATACAGTGTTGTGATCGAAGAATACAATGAAATCTGACGACAACGGAGAAGCAACCGCGCTGCCCGTGTGCGCAGCGACAGCAGACGAGTTCACCGCACCCGCCACCACGTTTTTGAGCGTTTCCGAAGCTCCCGAGAATTCGAGCACGTAGACAGCCGCTTTGACGTTCGCAGAAAGTTGAAACGTCATCGCGGCTGTCTCAGCGCCGTTACTCATTTTCGAGAGGATCGTGTGACCGCCTACCGTGCCGTTCGCGACCGCAGTCTGCGCAGCCCATCCCGACGCCGAGACAGTAACGCCGGTAACAGTGCGATAAGCGACGAAAGCGAGCAGTAAGTTACCCGCCGCTGGCGTTCCTGCGGGACTGCTCGCTGACGTCACTACCGATGTAGCCCCGGAGTTACCTCCCGAGTACGATCGCACGAAGGCTACGGCCACAACTGCGCCTTTCTGTAAACGCTAACACGTCGCGAGAGTGTTACGCAGCCGTGTCGCCCTCAACGCGCAGCGTGCCGCCGTCGTTATCGAGCGCTGCTGTGTTCGCTGCGGTGCGTCGTACCCACACACCCTTGCACTGTCCTGCCGGGATATCCGAAAGTGCAAGCCCCGTGCCTTTCGTCGTTGGTGCGGAGAATGTCTGCGACGATGGTGCGGTGTTCTCGTCCACGACTTGTTTCGCCTGTGCGGAAGCTGAGCCGATCGCGCTCGCTGCGGTCGTATCGACAGAGATCGCGAGCACCGCACCGCCTGCTGTCTCAGCAGAAATCCAGACGACGGGCGAGAGCAGCGTGAGCGTGGCGTGCGCATTGTGAATGAAAATAAGGCGATACTCAGCCTCGCTCGCCGCGTTCTCATCACCGCTCACATTGTCGAAAAGATTATTGAGCGGTGTTCCCGAAAGCTGCGTCGTACTGATGTACTTCCCGAGACTCGCGTTTGGATCGGGTTGCGCAGCGCTGTTGCCCGCGCTCCCCGTGAGAATCGACAGCTTATAGAGAATGTCACCCGCTACGATAGCCATGCTAGCTCCGATCCATGAGACTCCCTACGATCGGGAGAAAACGCAGTCCGTGATCGCCGGGGTATGCTCTACGGTGTTGATTCACACCTGTGATAATCGCATCCGGTATGCCATCGGGGAAAGCTGCACACTTCGCCGGATATTCATTATCCGCAGTGGGACGAAAGTGTTGACAGAACGGGCACGGAGACGGCGTTATCCCCGGCTGTTGAATACTCTTTAGTTGCGCTCTCGTACTGCTCACGGCAACCTCGGACCACGATAATAATAATAACCGTTCAGCACTTCTTGACTCCACTTTCTGCCCGCGATGTGTCCCGCGAACACTTCTGCGACATACTCTAGCGGCGACGTCATACCGTATTGCGAGACTTCTTTCCGCACTTTTGGCGAGATGTTCGGATCATAATACGGACGTATCTTCTTCTGTAGATCGCTCAACACAGCATTTCCCGCGAAACTCTGATGTTCCTTGTGCCCGACTTCGTGATAGATGATGTGATGCACATCGGAGCTTGACCAATTGTTGTACTTCGCTTGCGTTGCCATCATCTCTTTCGGATTTCGCATAACGTCCGATTTAGGATTGAGACGCATGGTTCGCTGAGCGAAATTGTATTCGCCAGCAGTTGATCGAGCGCTGAAACCACGCACGGTGAAATTCTCTGCTTCTAACGAGAAGTTCGGTGGAGGCTCTATGCCTCGAATTTTCAATTGATAGAATCCAGAATTAGCAAGATTCGCCATATCCAGCGTTGCGCCTTTGCCGTATGTTACTTTGAACATACCCAACTTGCGCGCATACTTTGCAGCATCATCGAGCGATGCGGCGGGAATCTCCGCAGGATCGTGGATACCCATACCCGTTAGACGTCGCTTCTCAACTTCGATCGGCGTCGGAGGTTGCCACGGCGGTTTCGCTGCTGCTACTAATTGCTTCGTCGCAGCAGTTGGCGCAGGCTTATCGGTCAATGTCTCTACGGAGTGTGTTGCCGCTTTCTTCGTTGAGCGTGGCGTACTCACACGTTTCGGGGCTTTCGGAGCAGACGGTGCGGGTGCGGCTGTTGTCGGTTTGAATCCGGTAACATGCTCCACAAGCTCATCGGTGCTCAATTGCGTAAGATCGGGACCGGGCACACGAGCGGCACGTTCCGCAAGAATCTTCGGAGACGTCGTAATATTCGACAAGAAACAGAGACAATTCGGATGATTCGGGTACGTCGGTACTCTACCCGTGGGATACACACCACGACCGAGCGAATAATTGTCATTGCTCGCATTCGCATCACACTCGTCGGGACCGGGGTGTGCAAAGCCAAGATTCCACTTGACGCCTTTGTTGTACGGATCGAGTCTGCTCGCAGTAACGACGCCCATACCGTGCGCTCGTGCTGTCTCGGTGCGAAGCAATCTGCGCGCTTGATGTATACCGTCAAATCCTCCCGGCTTACCTTTGCGAGACTTATCGCCGCGCGTGCTGAGAAATGCTTGGAGTTTCTTCGTCAGCAGATCAGGATCGATGCCGTTTTTCATCTCGTAACGCAGCACCGATTCTATCTGCCCGCTCGAATCGCGACCGACTTGCAAGATACGCTGCGCGAGCTTGTTTCCCGAAGGATCGATCCAATCTTTTGACGTCGCAAGATCGGGAAACTGGATAATCTCAGTGAACGTCGGCGCACCCACACCTACCGCCTGTACCGCTTGGAGCACGCGCTGCGCGTTCGTAAGTACAGGCTCGATCCCGGCTCGTGCCCCGTTGTTGACCGACTGCGCAGTGAGGTTCGCCATCGTTCCCGGCACTTCGTACATCGCTTCGACTTCCGCGAGAGTCTTTCCGTAAATCTGCCCTAGTGCGTTATTCGACCATTGTATGAGCGCTTCGATCAACTGCTCAGGCGGTGTCCCATTCTGGAAAAAGCGCGCGTTTTTGCGTATCTGCTGCACCAGTCCTTTGACGTAGGGGCCGTACATCGTCTCGATCTGCGCGTCGGTGCGCAATAAGAGCGACGTCAGCGGGACTTGCAGCGAAGCAGACATTACGCAGCCTCATTCTTGATCGGCGGAACGGTCGGAGCAGGAGTCGGTGTGGGGGGTGGTAGCTCGCCTGCGCGTGGTGGCGTCCCTGGTTGAGTCGCGACAGGACCGAGCATAGATGTAGCGCTAGCAAGCTCTTCCGCTTCGATTCGCGCGAGTTCGGCGTCCACGTCATCGCTATCAAGTCGGGAAAGTGTCGTCTCGTGCGAGAACACACCTTTTTCAAATTCGTTGACGATCTCTTGTCGCTCATCTGCTGCGAGCGGTCCCGCGTCCACAATCGGCTGAAACTCGCAACGCAAGTCGATGTAGCGATCGGGCTGTTTCGCGAAAATCGCTGCGAGCGCGGCGACTGTTTCGAGCAGCCATCGGCCCAGATCACCTAACGGCTCGCTACTCTCGCCCAACGACGCTTCGAATTCCGCGCGAGCTTGAATCCGCGACTTGCCCGATGCGGTAGCATCGCCGGATATCAGCGCGTGCAACTGCTGCACCTGACCAAGCATCGCGCCATAGAGCGTGTCGCGCGTTGCTACGAACGTATCGACCGGCGAAGGATCATGGTAGTTCACCGAGCCGTTCGCGTAACCCGTAACGTTGCCCTCTGCGTCTTTCAGTTCTTGTCCGTGCAGAAACGCAGACATACCCGCGCCGATCGGCATGTTCTGTGGCTTGAACACACGCGCTCCGGTGCTCACACCTTGCACGTAGGGCTTACCCGCCGTATCGACATACTCGCCAGGAGGCATCACGTTGATCATGATGCGTTCGAGCGAACCGGCGAGATTGACGTTTCGGAGCATCTGCGTTAGCGTAAGATTGAGCGCTTTCTGTAATTGTATCACCTGACTCGTGATCATCGGCTTGCGTATCAAGTCGCGCTGCGTGATGTGACGAGCGAGAGCGAGCGGCGGATTCGCCTCATCGATCACCGATGACGAGTCGATGATACGCAACGCGGTCGTACCATCGTCATTGACATATGTTATTTCCGCAACTTGCGTACCGGCACCACTCGGTGTCACTCCCATAAACGACGATTCGGGATAGAGCGTGCGCAGAAACGCGCCGACTTGATCGCGGCTGTTCTCATCGATGAGCACCGCAGCAGTCGTCGGATCGGGCGTGTCAACGTAGATGAATTGCAGCGCTCCTGCTATTCCTTCGTCAACTTGAATCGTACTATCTTCTGAGCGCAGATCGGCAGGAACGAAGATGCGCAGCGAAGCGCGGCCACCGAGTAACGCAGTGATCAACGCATCTTGTAACAGCGCGTGCGGGCGACGATCGTCCCACCATTCGGTTAGCGCCGCTTCGATCTCGTCTATGCGCTCCTGCTCGCTCGGGTTCGGCGCTTCGCCATCTTCTAACGGGCGCACCGGCACGAACGACCAACGCGGCTCGCGTCCGAGAATGCCCGCCTTGTGTCGCTCGATTATTTCGCGTATCACGTTCTCAGAAACGAAAGCAGATTCGATCAACGCCATCGCTGTTGCAGCTTGCGTGCTACCGGCAGGCGGGCGAGCGCCGATCCATCCGTCGCCGTTCTGCCAGTGATCGCCATCGTAGTAAGCGCGAGCAGCTAACGCCAGATCGGACGGAGCTTGCGCCGCTACCGCATCGGTAACAGCTTTCAGCGTTAGCTTATCGAATAGTTCTTGCGGCATTCTCGCGCCTCTCTATCGACAGTGATCGCGCACGGCGACGGACTAAAGCCGGGGACGTCGCCAACTGAACACCCACAGGATGTACAGCCCGATAAGCATGATGATTTCCCAGAAATGAGGATCGTGGATAAGCGCATCCATCGAGCTAGTCCTTTCGTGTCGTGTTGCGTATCGTGTCTCCGATCACGAAAACCGCAACAACAGTGAAGAGAATAACAACCAGTACGGCCCACGTCAGCGGATCGGCGGTGTGAATCATCGTGCTACCCTTCCTTATATGCTATAGCAGACACGATATCTGCGATAGTAGATACGCACGATGCGGATAGGCGTGTCACCCCGAATAGAACACGCTCGGTGGCAGGGTTTCTACGCGCTGCACGAACGGGCGACCAGATTCGAGCGCACAGATTGCGGAAGCCATCACGGTATCCTGTACCAACTTCTCGTCTGCGCGCACATACACCGTTAGCTCGCGCTTCCATTGCGGAATGAGCGGGGCGATAAGCTCACCCTGTTGCATGAGCAACGCGAGCGCGTCGATCGCATTCTTCTTCGTCAGCGCGGTCGTGGTGAATTCGCGCACGGGCACGGACAAGAATTGGATCAACGGATCACCGACACCGTTCGATTCGACCGAAACTTTATGCGTCGGCTTATCGTAGTCGCTGAGCATGTTCGGATTCATGATCCAATGCGCGGGAACGTGCTCATCGCGAACGTGGCCCATGAAATGACGATAGCGCGAGTCGATGCGCTCAGCTTGATCGGGATAGTCCATCGTCTCGAAACGTTCGTAGGCGACAACGCGGAAAGGGTTCTCGGTAATGTCGAACGTGAAACCCACAAACGGGTCTTGCTTGCGACCGATATCGAACGCCGAGACGTATCTATGTCCCTTCTCAACCGGCATGATAAAGTTTCCGGTTTCGGGATTGACGTACTCGTTAGGCAGTTTCCATAAACTTTCGATCTGCGCTGAGCTAAAGACATTCAAGCCCGAAAGTAGGAAGTCCACATCGTGTTCTTGCGCAAACTCGCGAACGCCCATCTCCTTGCGCGTGCGTGCGGCCCAAACGTCGTCCCAGTCTGGATTGACTTGCCACGGCAAAAAGTGCGCCGACCAGATACGCTTGCCTTCTTCTGTCTGCGCGTAGCTCCACGTCTCGTGGAACGGCTCACCTTGACCGTTAGGTGTGCTCAGCACGATTAGTGTGCCGTTCGTCGTGGCAAGCGTGGGAATAATGCCAGTCATCGTCTCGCGTGCGTACTCTTGCCATGCGTACTCATCGAGAATCGCGAGCGATGCGGGCGTACCGCGACCGGCTTTATCCGTTGACGCTTGCGCGAGTATGCTCCCGCCGTTTACGAATTCGAGATTGGTGAGCGAACGTCTCGCGTAAGACGGATGCGGAGAGTTATTGAGCGCGGTGTACACGTAGCGCAAGAACTGTACCGCTTGTTCGAGCGACTTCGACACGATCAACACCGTACCACCGAGCACCGAAGCCTCATACGCTGCGCGAAACGCGATCGTATTCGACACGCCGATCTGACGAGACTTCGCGACGATGATACGTTTCGAGCGATCGGTGAGCAGCTTCGTTTGGTACGGGCGTTCGACGTTGCGGTATTGCAGAATGCGATTATCAGCAGTTCTGAAAAGCCCGTAACGGCGGGACCATTCGAGCGCCGATTGCGCTTCCGGTTCCCTGCTCTCCTGTTGCTTCTGCTGCTCGATCTTACGGCGCACGGCTAAGCGTAGTGCCGCCATCTGCACCGATGCAACAGTCAAGCCCGAAGCAACGGACACACTCACTCGAATTCCTCAATCTTCGGTTCCGGCCCCGCCATATTCACCGCTGCAAGTTCGAGCGTTTGCGGCATCGATACGATACGCTGCGCTTCGGACAGGATTTCCGCAATGTCTAGCCCGAATTCCGCAGCAAGTCTGCGCGCTTCGTCCTGCACGACGTTGACAGTGATTGGCGCATCGAGTCCAAGCAACTTCGCACGCCGCTCCATCAGCGTAACAACCATCTTGATCGCAGCGAGTTTGCCTTTGATCGCTTCTTCCCAGATAGCGGCGATCAGTCGTTCGCATCGTTCGATATCCTGCCCCTTTGCAGAAGCGATATCAACCGCAGCTTTTTCGCGCCAGAAGCGATCTATCTCCGCAAAGTCTGCTGATATGGTGCGCTGATCAACTTGCAGAATGTTTGCAATACGATTCTGGTTCGTAACTCCCGCCAAACGCAACTGCGCTACTTTTGTTTGACGAGTAACAATCGCATGTTGCTGTGTATCCGCAAACGTAGCAGCCATATTAGAGAACCTTTGTAGCAACAGCATCTCGCGATGCGGTAACAAGTTCCATACCGTACTCATTCGCTTGTGACGAGAGCACGACGTCAGTTCGCAACTTTAGACGATTGTTGCGAAAGCCAGCGTAGTTGACGTGATGATGCAGCCGACCGAAACGCCAAACAAGTCTCGTGACGTCGGGGTGAAGCTTCACCAACATCTGAGACTTATCTAGCGTACCTTCTTTTTCGTAAAACTCCGCAGTATTCCCTCCCTTCACTGTCTGCGTTCGCGCCTTATCCTGCAAGAAGGCGTTGAACTGCGCGGTACACCATTTCTTTTTCAGGATTCGCAGCGAGAGATCGGTATCTTCGTTGTAGCGACCACGCCAGCGAAACGGGATATCGTTGCGAATGAGATTGCAAGAGTATATGCGCGTGTTGAACACGACAGGCGGCACCACCGATCGCTGACTCGCGAAGCCGCGATAGTTCGGTCCCGCCATCGCCACATTCGCGTAACGCTCGCACCAATCTTCCATCGCGCGAAATGCAGCCCCGTCGCCCAATAAAATTTTCATGTTGCGGTACAGTCGATAGAACTTGTGGATATTGTCGTCCATCACCCAATGCCACGCGAAACCGAGTTTGATCGCGTGATCCCAGACGAAGTTTCGCGCCGGTCCCGGCCCCTTACCTTTGCTATCCCCGAGATCGTCGCACGTATCGTAGTCGCGCTGATATGCAGCATCGAGCACGAGCACCGTAGCGAGCTTCGGATCACACGTCTCGCGATACTCTTCCGCTTCTTGCTGCTCAACGACGATATAATAAGGAAGATGCATCATTTCGAGCACGCGAGCAGTTAGCCGCCGCTCGTGCTGCCAGCGACCTTTCGAGACGATATAGAGCGGATACTTATTCCTCATCGATCGCGCTCCCGGCGACGAACACCGCATCTCTAGGTTGCAATGGCGGCGCTTCGGGAAACCATATGCTCTTCGTCGTCATCGAGACATTCTGATCGACCATCTCCGCGAAATCCGCCAGATCGCTCTCGCTCGCGAAATTCACGATCACTTGCTTGATCGGCGTCATATCAAGCTGACTGAATTCCGGCATATCTTTCCACGCTTCGGCAGGATCGTTCAGCGGAGGTAGCTCGTCCATATCGCGCGTATTGTGCAGCAGCAACGTGTACATATCGTCATCGTAGCCCGTGCCGAGTAGCCCCGTCACGGGATCGTCCTCGTACACCATTTTGAGTAGACGCGCGAGCGCGTGATCATCGACGTCGCTATGCCGAGCCGTCTCATTGTCGCCCGTCATCACCTTGATCGCGGCGATCGAATCCGGCTCAATAGGAAGGCGCACGACCGGGACTTGTTTCATGCCCTTCTCGTGCGCCGTCTTGATCATGCCGTGACCCGCAAGAATCGTCCCGTCAACAGCGATAACGATATTTCTGTAAAATCCGTGCTCGCTGAGCGAAGCGTCCAAATGCGCTAGCTGCTCGTCAGGGTGCGCATTATAGTTTCGCGGGTGCGGGTGCAACGAAGCGATATCGACAATCTCGATCGGGTGGATCGGTACGCTCATCGTTTTACTCCGCGATCGTTCGGTCCCGTATGTCTGCGAGTATACCACAAATCTCGAAAAGCGCCAGAGGGCGAAACTTGTTCGTCTGACGGACATACATCGCGGGAAACTGACACGATACAAGTGTAAGATTTGTAGGCAAACTCGCTCGATGTACGAAGTCTGAGACGTCTCTTTAGTGCTTAGAAGCGGGACGCGCTCGAAACTTTCCAGTAGTACCTTAGAATTGATTATAACTAAGCATTCCGTTCTAACTTGTATTTCTATAACCCTATATTCTATTAGTTAGTATGTATGTATATTTTTGTCTACTTCACGCGAAACAGAAATACACAGAACGTACAATACAATAAATACTAATTATTAGAAAACTCTCGATTTTATTCGACTCTAAGGTACTACTGGAAAGTTTCGAGCGCGTCCCAATTTGCTGCACTAAGAGCAGCGTTCCGTAGTTCTAATCACAGCAAGCGTGACCAGCGCTGACCAGAATCAGCGATAATGCTTCTAAGTCAGCACCTACTCTATTCTGTCACCTTTCGTTTTGTGTTGCACCTTCTAACATGCTATGATATACTCTCAGTATCGCACGTA